GTGCGGACCTAGGCGGTGCGGAGCTAGGCGGTGCGGACCTACGCAGTGCGGACCTAGGCAGTGCGGACCTAGGCGGTGCGGACCTAGGCGGTGCGGACCTAGGCGGTGCGGACCTAGGCGGTGCGGACCTAGGCGGTGCGGACCTAGGCGGTGCGGACCTAGGTGGTGCGAACCTACGCAGTGCGAACCTACGCAGTGCGATAAATGCAGAACTAGCTTTTGCACAAGCATCTATTGTTCCGGATCACGGCCCGCTCTTTGTTTGGAAAAAATGCCAGAACAATGTTCTTGTTCGATTGTTCATTCCATCGAAAGCCCGACGTTCGAACGCAACAGGCCGTAAATGTCGCGCAGAACGAGCCAAAGTTCTAGAAGTAATCGGTGCAGAAGTTGGAATATCTCAATCCAACTCTTCTTTTGTGTATAAAACGGGAGAATGGGTTCGCGCCGATAAATGGGATGAAGATCGATGGAACGAGTGTTCTGGAGGGATTCACTTTTTTCTCACACGAGTTGAAGCGGAGAAGTACAATCTGTGACCGAAATTCCCCGTCTCGTTCAGGAAGCCCAGCTTCTCACCCAGTTGGTTGAGAAAGCCGCCCGTACACAGCAATATGGTTCTTTTTCCGCTAGAAACCCTACGCTCGGAAAAATGGTTCGCTGTCCGTACTGCCGAATTCGCGAACGAAACCATGAATGCCGGGCAAAAATAAATCACCCAGTAGAAACAGGAAAATCTTTAGTAAAAGGCAAACGACTTAGGAAAAGAGGAGAGAAACCATGAAGATCGCAGGCTACGATGTGGAGTTGATTACCCGCGAGACTGCCAAGGTGGGGTGTACGATTGTGACTCGTGCGGAAGCCGAAGCTCTGCTCGAAGAAATGAACAAGATCCCGGTCACACCAAAGAGAGAAGAGATCGAAAAGCTGCCCCGCAGTGATTCTGGTTTTCTATCTTTTGCTATTCGTTTTGGAGGCGACGGATGGGTTTCTGTCAGCCGAAACAAAAATAGCGATGGTCACAGAAACGATGCAGACGGCACAACTGGGTATAACAACGCTGCCGCATTTTTCTGTTTGCGACCGGAACGCGCCGAAAAACTGCTCAAATTCCTAACCGAACAGTTGGGATATGTTGCGTACCCACTTCCGCTGTTTGGTGGTTGCGCCCGGCGAAGTCGTGGACAGTTTGTAATCCATTATAGCTATGGAGGCCAGAAACAAGGCCGTACAGGAAACGAGTATGCGCGAGAAGAATTCACGTCTTTCGAAGCCGCCCAAGCAATCGCAGAACAACAAGAACGAGAGATGGGATCGGCTTATAAATATTGGGTTGAGGAACTCCATTAATGCTCCTTCAATTTACAGTTCAAGCCGATGATTCCATCTGGATCGTGGATACTCAGTTTCTCAATTGGGCCCGCGTTTCCGCTCCAGGTACGGACCCAATTTCCACCGTGCTCGAATCGGGTAAACTGATTCCACAGGGGTTCGGTGTGTATGCGTTCGAGGGCCGCACACCTGAAACGGAAGGCCCAGGCGCAGGAATCTGTTCCGTAGGTACGTATCTGGTCGGCCTCGGAAACACCATTAAAATCTACATCCGCACAAACGTACCTATTAAGGATTTTACTATGCCCGCTCCGATCCGTCAGATTTTGTATGAAATCCTGCCTACGGATCCTAAGCAAATCGAAAGCTCGATTCAGGAGATAGCAAATGGACAAGCAGCGGAATCATCGGGACCGCAAGAACCCCAAATCAGCCGAGAGCTACCAGAAACAGCGACACGAACAGAACAGCCAGAGGCCGAAACAAGTGTGGAATTCCCAAGCGAAAATCTGGGAGAATCGGTAGATACGGGCGGCGAAAGTTAGTTCACTAAGTGAACAACCATGTGGATAGAAATCCTAATCCTGCTCGCGATTGTGGTGGAAATCGGATGGTCTATTTACGTACGAAAACAGGATGCTGAGGCCCTCACGCTTTTAAAGGAAATCAAAACCATTCTGGAAGATTCTAACGCAGAATTGGCCGATATCCGCGACGAAACAGTGGAAGGAAAAGATGAGCCAACATCAAGCTAAAGTAGTTCGTATCACAGAAATCCTCCCACATAAAAATGCCGACTCCCTCGGCTTAGTCGAGATCGGCGGATTCCAAGTAGTGGTGCGTCTAGAACAATTCAAAGTCGGAGATTTAGCTATTTACGTGGAACCCGATTCTATTGTGCCCGAACTTCCGCAATTCAGTTTTGTGTGGGAAAAGGATGGTGCAGGCCAGCTACGAGTATTGGTTCCAGAAGATCCAATTCCAGAAAGATATCGTCGAATTACCGTTCGAAAATTCCGAAAGGAATGGTCCGAAGGTTTACTCATGCCGATTCAGGAATTTCGAGAAACTTTCGATGCGCAGGAAGGCGCGGACGTAGCCGAACTGTTAGGCATTACCCATTGGAACCCGCCCGAGGACCAAGAAGACCGCGAACCCAGTTCGAAGCAATCCAAGACGATGCCTCGCTCTTTTAAGGGTTGGATTTATTTCCTCAAAAACTGGGCCGTTAAGATCATCACTCTGGGCCAGTACGATCCGTGGGGTGAGTGTGGCGGCGCGAACGAAAAAGCACCCCGGAACACACCGCCAGTTTACGACGTGGAAAACTTCAAACACTACAAAGATGTTTTCAATGCCGCTGTCACCGAAGGCGATATCACCATGCCCGCAGAAACGGTGGTAGTTACCGAGAAAATCCACGGCTCGAACGGGCGCTTCCTTTTCCAAGCGGATTTGCTGGGCGGCGGGAAAATGTACGCAGGGAGTCGCAAGCTGTGGAAAAAAGCAGGCAGCACAAATATTTGGCGGAAAATTCTGTCTACGAATTCCGATATCGAAAAATGGTGTCGGGAGCATCCAGGATATGTGCTCTACGGTGAAGCGGTGCCCACACAGGGCGGATTCGAGTACGGACACACCAAAGACGCACCGCACCTGTTTTTGTTCGATATACGAACCCCAAACGGCAACTGGGTAACTTATACCGATGCCCGCGGAATGACGGGCGGATACAATATCGAATGGGCTCCTCTGCTCTATCACGGGCCGTACGATCTCGAAAAGATTTCCTCTTTGGTGGACGGAAAAACCAAGACAGGCGGAAACCATATTCGGGAGGGTGTCGTGATCCGGACGGAGCCGGAACGCCATGTGCGCGGGTTGGGTCGGGTCCAACTAAAAATTGTCTCGAATGACTACCTGAAAAAAGAACAATGAAAACCTGGCAGGTAGTCCTTCTAGTCTATCTCACAACTGGGGTGGTTGGTGCGTACTTAGGCAGGGCCGGGAGTCCGCTCTGGGTGGATTTTTTGATGGCTCTGGCAATCAGTCTGTTGGGAATTCTGTTGATTCGTCGGATACGGAATCAAAATCCAAGCAAATAATATCCTCTGGTTCGTGCGGGAAATCTTCTAGATATTTCGCGAGGCAATCCAGACAAATTTCGTCTTCTGCCAAGCCGTCTTTTTCCTGTTCACATAGTGAACAAATCAACGGTGCCTCCGGATTTCTGTGACACGGCTCGCTACGCACACCGCCGCCAGCAAGAGCATCAAGCCTAAAGCGATTAGCAGGCCAGTCACTCTGGTTTCCAGCCCGTCTTTCTTAAATATTGCCCGAGTTCGTAGAGGTACTGCTGTTCGAAATTATATTGTTGGATTCGAACGCCGATCCATTTAAGAAGTTTGTAAATCCCATAGAAAAGAACCAACCATGGTATCACACTCATTGTTTAAACTCCTCGTCCAGACTTGGCTCTGGCCAGAATATCGTCGGGAGATCATCATCCGTCGCGTGATACGGGCATTCCTCAAGTTCTTCTAGGTTCAGAGGCGGAATGCTCCGTTTCGTGCGCTTTGGCTTATCGAATAGCGGCTCCCGTTCCACAAGAAATTCTCTCAAAGTTTAAACTAGATGTCAAGTTCTTTCGCAAATACGCTTGCTAAAACTCACAAATTGTGGTACTATGTCTAAGTGGGTGAGAAAGAAAATACCCAAAAGTGCGAAGTCCACAACATCCGGGACGCACGAACCAACGATCTGATTTATCGATGCAGCCGCTGTCTTGGATGCTATGCCTGCGAACACACCGCCATCTATTTTGCGAAATGGTGGTGGCGCTGCAAGGACGGGAAATTGCGAAAAGTGATTCGGGACGGGGGTGTGTTTTGATTTTGGAAGTCAAACAAGTCGAACCAAAGGTTTGGGGTTTGTACGTAAACGGAATCCTGTTCGGAACATCCAAAAGCCGATTCGATGCGGATCATGGAAAAGTAATCCTGGAAAACGCCTTCGACCGGGTAGAAAAAGGATTGGACCCGCCGAGCGTTCCGGACGCCACAGGGTTCAGTTCACAAAGTGAACAGATAACGGACATTCTAGACACATGAGAAAAATATTCGGATACATCATAATCGGAGATTGGGGTACGCTTGGGCTGAGTCCGTACGCGAAGCCCGACGAGTTCAACATTTTGTGGACAAATCATCTTACTCTGTTTCACACGAGAAAAAGAGCGCAAGCCGCTATCAAGGCCACAAAGAGATTCGTTGAAGTGAACGGTTACTCTTGGCCCGTGAAGTCTTTTTTCATCCGACCCGTGGATCATGTCACTCACTCTTGAACGCTGTAACGAACTCCAAAAAGAACTCAAACTCTGCGACCGGGAGATCGATAGCATCGTACAAACCTATTACATGGTCGAGGACGGCCAAAACATAGGTGGAAACATCGCAGATATCTCTAGGCTCCACGCGAAGCTGGTGGAACAATTGGCAGAACGGAAGCGGGAGCTAGAGAAGAAATAGCTTTTTCCTTTTGCCACCGATCTTGGATTCGAGCAATTTCCTTAGCGGCGTAAAAACTAATCGCACGAAACGTTTCATTTGAGGAAACTTGCCGGACCTGAAAATGCCCGGCAAGCACATGCTCCTCGACTTGAAAATCTCCGTACGTAGCAACAACTTTTAGATAGTACGGAGTCATGGGACCAAACTTATGCTGAAGGATTTGGTTATGGCCAATAATTTTGTCATGAACGGCTGTTGAAATAAAACTTCGTTCACGACTAGGCCAGTCGATCCCTGTTGAATTTCCTGAACTGGCACGGCCCAGTTGAAGCCGTTCGGGACGTTAGGAATATTCAAACTGAAAGCGAAATTGAGATTTCCATTCGCATCCACGAAATTTGGGTTAGCAGTCAGAGTGCCCGTCAAAACACCGTTCGCGTCACTGGCCAGAGTTCCAGCCGGAACACCCACGGATCCGTTCCATTGCTGAACATTAATTGTTCCGATGTAGACGGCACCACCAGCATCGAATAATAAACTGCCCGTCACGGGGAGAGTTACAACCGGAAGAGGCGCAACGGCTAGTTTGAATGCGGCAACTCCCTGATACCAACCCACGGGGCTGCTCCACGAGGCTGAGCTTGTGATAGGTCCCGCCGCAGATTGAATTTGGTCTTCAAAGTAAATGGCATTGTCAAAGGCTTCCAGCGTGTAGCCTGTACCTCCTGTCAAACTATCGTAGTTTGTGGTGCCGTTCCAGCCATACCCTAGAACCAAATCGTTGGCCTGTTTTGGAGTAATTGAAAAAGACAAAGAACTTGTACCTGTTCCGAAACTTTCTTGGGCCGCTTGGTCCAAAACAAGAGAAGCAGAATAATCTGCAAATATCGCCTCTACGTAACTGACCTGACTAAACGAAATGGTAACTGTCACTGTGTTGCCGGAAGCCGTGGCAGTCCACAAACCAGTGGTGCCGGGAACCAGAGTCCAAGTTTCTTGCGGGTCTGTTACCGCGATGCCGGATCCAGGTGTAATAAATGCGAACAGCGTGTCGCCAGCTTTTGCGGACGAGAATATCGGGAATGTGTAGGTTTGTTGCGGATTCAAATAAGAGTAAAAACGAATCAATTTCGGCGGCTGCGCCAAAGTTTGAGCATTGGCTGAAAAAGCTGAAACCACGAACAAAACTATCAAAAGGAAAATCTTTTTCACAGGGACACCTCAGTATTAGATTTGAACTACAATCCCACCGTACACATAGTGAACAGCCGTGTCAAGCAAAATTATTGGAAATTGTTCTTGACATGCCCGAACGATTTTGGTAGGATTTATTCGTCCCTGAAATCTGAGGAGGAAAAATGAGGAAAGCAATCGCAGTAGTGATTCTGTTTGCAGCAATCGGTCTGAGCCTGAACGTCAAGGCGCAATCAACCTACGATGTATATTCCCAAACCACCCGAACTTGCAATTTGGGTGTCTGTAGCAATGCGCAGTTCACGCCAGAGGCCACGCTGTCCTATGCCTTCGACTTCACATATTACGGCCAGAAAAATGTTTCTGGAGAAGTGACGTGGAACGGTACAACCTACACAGACGCTGTGGGCTCCCTGGTTTTTGAAGGCTACGGCAACCACTATCCTTTTGGCGAATGGGATTTGGTTTATACATTCAACGGAAGTCACGATAGCGGGAGGGAAGTTTTCTACTGCTTCCGTTCGTGCGGGTCAAACAGCAACAAATCCGGGGAAGTAGTGGTTTCTCAATAAATGGCACAATTCGCAGAAGCAGTGAACCACACCCTCGGGTTCGAAGGCGGATATGTAAATAATCCGGACGATCCTGGGGGTGCAACTAAGTACGGAATCGAACAACGGGACATGCCGGATGTAAATATTCGTGATATCACGCCCGATCAAGCCGTCCAATATTATTCCGAACACTACTGGAAACCGCTCTATAGCCAAATAACTTCCCAGTTGGTTGCCAATAAATTATTTGACGCCGGGGTAAATATTGGGGTGGGCGAGGCGGTCAAATTGTTGCAGCGGGCGCTTCTAATCGAAGAAGACGGCCTGTTCGGACCCAACACCCTATCTGCTACGAATATTGCTGGGGACGGCCTGCTACCCACGTACAAACAGGTATTAACGCAGCACTACCAAGCGATTGTGGCGGAAAAGCCAGCCGAAGCAAAATTTTTGGCGGGATGGCTGCGTCGGGCAAATTCCTAGTTTTGTCCGAAAAATACATCTTTTTTCTGACAAGTCTGTAAGTCTTTTGTAATCAATGATTTACGTAAGTCACTTGTTTTCAATAGGATGTGTGGTATCGTTACACGTCCTATGTAAGAGGGAAGAAGTGTGTCATAGGGATTGATGAAGCCGATTGAGAACCCCGACATTACGAATGAAGATCCGAAATACTGGGAAAGAGTCCTTTTAAGTCATGGACTTAGCCCGAATGCGGGCGCAGTTCCCAGCCGAAAGGTATCTTTTATTGGTGGATTAAACAATTTAGTCGGCAAAGAGGAAGAAGAAGAGAGAAAAGCAACTGGTCAGGTGATTCCAAAAGGCCACGGACCAGAAACATAGATTTGGGCCCCGGCAGTTAAGGCGCACGTAGCAATGCAGCTACTAAGAAACAAATATTCTGCCAAATTTTATAGGAGAAAAACATGCTCGTACTAGTCCCGTACGCTGATTTTATTGCTGTTGGTGGTGCCGCTGTCGCGGTTATTGCTCTGATTCACAGTCTAGCCAAGAAAGCCGGACCTGCGGGCGCTACTGGGCCGCAGGGGAAGCAAGGAATTCCCGGAGTCCAAGGTCCGATTGGCCCGCAGGGGCCAGCAGGAGTGGCCGGGGCGAAGGGCGACAAAGGCGATTCTGTGAAGGGTGCGGATGGGGCACCGGGTCGAGATGGGAAAGACGGGGCGTCTGTAAAAGGTGACAAGGGTGATAAAGGCGATAAAGGCGATTCTGTCAAAGGCGATAAGGGTGACTCCGTGAAGGGCGACAAAGGGGATAAAGGTGATTCCGTTGTCGGGCCCAAGGGTGATAAGGGAGACAAAGGCGATAAAGGGGACAAGGGCGATCACGCTTAAATTTTAGTTCACAATGTGAACAAACGAAGTCCTATAGGTAGGATGGGGTCTTTCATATCCCCCCGTGGCCGCATAAGGGTTCTTGCTGAGAATCTTTATGGGCGCGGGGCGCTATCGAGGCCGAAAGAGAATGGTATGACTGGACAGGGCCTGAAAAACCCTGTCCCTATCCTAAAATTTTTCAGGAGAACAAAATGAAAGTAAAGCGAGCGCAGAAATGGCTCCCTCAAGCACAAGTAGAAAAAGCATTTCACAAGGCGATTACATCTCTTCGAAATGTGCGCGGGTTTGTGAATCTCGAAGCCAAAGTAACTATCCGCGTTTACGATGCGACCGACCCGAACAAAGCGGTAATTTTGCAGAGCAAGCACGCGGTTTAATATGACAACACGAATTCACATAGTGAACTTCGGGCCCGATAAGGTCGAAGCGAGCGTAGAATCCACTAATATTACGTCCGCGCCAGAAGTAATTTGGCCCAACCAATATAAAGATTTTTACGTTTACGACAATCACGATATCGTGGTGAAAGAAATTCCGAACTCGAAGCCTGTATGAGTCGCTACCAATATTTCTGTAGTTTATGTTCAGGTTCAGTGACCAAACCCGAAACAGGCACGAGCACATCCAAATCAACCAAAGCGGGCCTTCACGGTTGGAAATGTAGTTCGTGCGGGGCAAAAGGCGTAAAAGTGATTCGCAAAATGAACAAGGACGGTGAGTGATGCGTGGAGACATTTTAGCCAGAGGCGCGGCCAGCGCGACTTTTCCTTCGAACAGCCATATTCCCCAGGACAAATGGGACTCCATATTCGGCAAACGTCCGCTAAATATCGCGAAGCCAGAGAAGAAAAATGAAACTAAAAGAACGGCTCGCAAGCGCTCTTCAGAATAATAGTCTTCTTGGTCTGTACAGGCTGTTTGGTGGACTTAGCGAGTTCTGGGCGTTCATATTCGGAGCGGCCACTATTTATCTCGCGTTAAAAGGAAAGCTCGACGGAAATTTTGCTTTAGCTGTGACCGCGATTACAGGAATTCTTACGGCTCACGACGCTTTGGATGATTGGCACAGCCGACACAGAAGAGACCAACAAGACCCAAATAATGCCAGTTGAACTGTACCATCAAATCCCGCCCGATCCCCCGGGGAGCCCTGTGAAGAATTTCTATATCGAAGCTGTCATTGTTTGCCGTGAGTACGATGATTTTTTGCGGAGTACGCTTCCGCACAATAAACAACTTTTCGACCGAGTAGTTGTGGTCACATCTCCAGAGGATAAAAAGACGCAGAAATTGTGCGAATTTTATCATGTGGAGTGTGTCCAAACTGACGCGCTCGGTACGAAGCAGAAAAAGTTTTGCAAAGGCGCGGGCGTAAACGAAGGACTTGCCCGGCTTTCGAAAAAAGGCTGGGTTTTGCATCTCGACGCCGATATCTGGTTGCCGCCACAAACCAGAATTTTGCTCGAACAGGCCCAGTTAGACGAGAAAATGATTTATGGAATTGACCGATTCAACGTCCGTGGCTATTCCAAATGGGAAAAATTTCTAAAGCGCCCTGTTTTGCAGCACGAATGCGGGTCCTACATCCATCTCGATAATTCTTTCCCAGTAGGAACCCGAGTGATGCAAAGTCACATGCATGGGTACGTACCAATCGGTTTTTTCCAACTGTGGTGTCCCGCGGTTTCTGGAATTAACAAATATATCGAAGGCCACGCAGACGCGGGCAAGGAAGATATTCTTTTTTCATGGCAATGGCCGCGAGCCTCGCGAGGATTCATTCCGGAAATAGTCGCCTATCATCTCGAAAGCGAGGATTCAGGTTTTGGGAAAAACTGGGCAGGCAGGAAAACTTCACAGTTTGAGCACGTTTCCTGGATACGAAAAATTCTAAGGTGGTTCACAAAGTGAATTTAAGTGAACGGCCCGTAAACGGGCAATTGAAACACAAAATCGGCTCTGTCGAAATAAATGTCGATAACAAGGCGGGATGGGAAGACTACGATTTCGGAATGTATCTGGGAGATTATGTTCGAACTGTTCGACAAGAGCGCGAACAATTAATTCAAAAATGTCGCGAAGCCGGAGCAAGAATGCTCCATCCGAACGATGGGTGGGTTGGCCGCGATAATGGAAAGCCGGTCGCGCTTCGGAGTACCTATCCAGATTTTAATGACAATCCTAAAGTGGGGGATTTAATCGCGCTTGGATTCAGCATTAAAGATATAGATTTGTTTCGCGTAGTCGCGAAGGACGGAAATACGTACGCACTAGAGTTTTTTAGTTCACTTATTGAACAACCGTCTCTCGAAACTACTTTGGATAAACTTCTGAAGATTATCAAAAGATGGTAAGAGGGGCCCATGGAATCGCGAATCTTGACAGAAGCCGAGATTGCGATTTGCGTGTGGAACTGTAAATCCTACGCCTATGATTTTAAAGCCATCCGTGGAAAATGTGCGAACCCGCAATGCAAGTATCCATTGTCCGCGCTTACAGAGAATTTCTATTCGCACGAAGTAAGCGGTAAGGTTTGCGATCTCTGCCATACCATGGAAGATGCTGTTCGCCAGCAAACCGGACTCCGGGCCGCGCACGAAAATTGGAAAAAAGAACAGGAATCCAAAAAGAAGATCCTCGATAATAACAGGTACCTATAAAGGAGCCAGTATGACAGAAAATGCCTCCACGTCAATGTTCGTAGAAGCAGAAAAAGCTGTTACGGATGTCGTAGCAAAAGTAGAAAACGAAGTCGGCAAAGTAGAGTACGTAACCGCCGAAGAATTTGAAAAACTTGTAGCCGAAGAAGAAAAAATAGTTGCGGAAGCCACAAAAATCGAGCATGTGGTTGTTCAGGAAGTGAAACAGGCCGTTGCGAACGTAGAAGTCGCTGCCGAAAGTTTTGTCCGGAAAAATATTGATGTTAGGGTCGGTTCGAGCCACATCAAAAATCCCGGCTAGGTCTCGTAACGTACGGGTACCCAGAGCGTACGAGGGGTTTCCCCCGGTTTAACCTAGGCGTGAGCCGAAAAGCCGGGTATAATCTTATGGCCTGTGGTCCAACGGGCAGGACGCGAAACTGTTAATTTCGACGGTGAAGGTTCGAATCCTTCCGGGCCAGCCATTCACTTTTTCCGAACCGGAACCTTAATCGGAATCGCCACGGACGGGTATTTCAAATTTAGGTACGCCTGAAACAGCATTGCTTGTAGCATTTATAGCTCCCCCGAAGATACACGAACAAGAAAATCACCAGACGGAATTATTCGGCCCTCATGTCTTCGCAAGCAAACAAAGCCCGCAGCTAACAAAGCCTCGAACGCTTCCGTAATTGTACGAGCGTCCGATAGAAAGTTGTAGCGCACAAAATACAGGTCTTTGGTTTTCTTCGAAAGTTGCGTGACGGAAACAGTCCATTGTTTTTCGGGCATCAGAATATTGACATCAGGGCATCGTGTGTTTTTTCCGCGACTTCGGCATCGTTTAGATGAACGTACTTCATAGTCGAGCTAATCGAAGCGTGCCCGAGTCTTTGTTGAACCACCGCTAGGTTCACATTCGCACGAATCAAATGGGTAGCTATCGAGTGCTTTAAGCTGTGTGGTCCGAAATTGATTCCAGCTTTTCGTGCGTGTTTGTGAAAAATAAAATTGAATGATTTCGGATGCAAGGTCCCACCCTTCGCGCTCGGAAATAGCGCGTCTCCCGCATCCGTAGGGCGAACTCTCATCCAATCCCGGAGCCCCCTCTCCAAATTTAAGAGTGGTTCGCCCTTATGATTTTCCAAGGGTTGAAGTGTGTGTTTTGAACCTTTCAACCGTTTGATCGAAAGCGCACCGTCAATAATATCAGTTGTCCGTAGCGCCGTGACTTCCCCAGCGCGAAGGCCGTGACGGTACGCACACAAAATCAAAAGCCAGTCCCGCAGGGACTCAGCACGAGCGATTTTCAGGACGGACAAAAGTTCAGACGGTTGCAGATAGTTCATCAGAGTTTTCCTTTTTCGGACGTTCGCCCTCACCTGGCGTGAAGCCATCCGGGTCATTGTTGAGAGCGTACGAACCTTTGCATTCAAGATGCATGTACCAATCTTGCCAGTCGCCCTGCCACATTCCTTTGAAATGATAGCAGGTTTCTCCTGTTTCAATTTTTTGGTAGCACCATTCGCAGCGATGCGGTTTTCTCGCTTGGAGGTTTTTTCCTTCTCCGAAATCGCTCATCACGAACTCCTAGGATGCGAACTACTCATAAGTTCTACGTTCGCGCCATCGTAAAAATCTTTCAGCGAATCGGTCCAATATTCAATCACGTCCGAATCAATCGGTTGTCCGTATTTGAACTGAATCAGGATTTCTTCACTGCCGGGATTTATTCCAGCGGACTTTTCACCACACCAAGAAATATAGAATTTCAGCCAAGTCATACAGTCATCCCTTCTTCACGCTGTTTTTCGTACAGACGAATGTATTCTTTTATTTTAGGCGAGAAACAAAGCATTGCGCCGAGTTGTTTTGTGGTGCCGTGCGGAACGTCTCCGAACGTTTCTGAGTATTTAACCCAGCATTCGTGCAGAGTTTCCGCCAATCGAATTAATCCTTCGTCTTTCATACGAAGCATGTTCACATAGTGAATTAAGGTTGTCAAGTGTTTTTTCGTATGTAAACACAAAAAGGCCAGCGCCCAGTTACAACTCCTTGGCCCCACTAACAAACATAGTGTACGAAAACTGTTTTTAGCCGTCTGTCCACTTTTGCACACCTTTTAGTTTATTTTTGTTTGCCTCCGAACGGAGCCATGAAGTAATAGTACTCCAATAGGAGCAAATCAATGAGCGATTTTGGGCCCGCTTCGGGCAACGGCCAGTTAAACGAATCTTCGCCCGCCTCGGTTGTATTTTTAGAAGTGCATACACAGGGACCTGTGACCAGCGCAATTTCTTCTGGTGTTCCGGGTGGCCTTAGCGGAAACGCTTCGGGACTCAACAATTTAGGTCCTGGCGATACCGCAGGCTCGAACTCTACCGCGTACGGGACCGTTTCAAATGGATCCGCAGTGGCTCCAGTGTTTACAAATTTTCAAAATAGTCTTGTGCCGAATGTGATGTTCCGGCTCAAGAACCCAGGATAAAAAATATGAGCGTCGATCTCGGTCCAGCTTCAAACACAGGTGTCCTGTTCGCAGGACAAACTTCTTCAATCGAAGTTCATGTGGGCAACCCTCCGTCCGTGAATCTCGGAAATATTCAAACGGGCGTCGATCCCTTGCCGCCTTCTGCGGCTCCCTACATTGACCCGGGCCAAGTAGGAACAAATATCACGGGCAACGCAGTAGTTCCCATCAACAAAACTATCGTTTTTACGGGTGCACCAGGAACTACGCAGACTATTGCAAATCCAGCTTAACGCACTTCACATTGTGAACTGCCCGATTTGAAAATTTTAGCAACAAAAAGAGAAACACAATGAAGAATCCAAAAACATGGGCTGGAGCCACTCCCTATAATCATAGCGGTAAAGTGGACCACAGTTCCAGTGGCCGAAGCGAAGGCGCTTCAAGCAATTCCCGCGGGCACGCGCATCCAACTAAATCATGGAAAGGCGCTACGTCCATGGGCTATAGCAAGCCGACTGCGGACTCCGAAGCTCTGGACCCGATCCCGGGCAGCACGAACACGCATCCTTTGCTCCAAGTGAAGGAATCCACTGCGAGTCCTGCGTATGGTCCGGGCGCTTCGATGATCGGCGCTCCGAAAACTGGAGCAAAAACATTTGGCGCGGATCCCAAAGAAAGTATGCCTAAGCCTTGGCACAAGCGTGGGTACGATATGGCAGGCGGGCATGGTGTCGCCACAGGCATGGGAACTGCTCGCAAAAGGCCGTAATCATGCCGCTCAAAGGAGCCCGTTATCGATGGAAATCATACCCATCGGGCGAGAAGGTTCGCTTGGCATTCAATAAATCAGGAAAAGTCGTAGAAGTCAAGAAACCGGGTAAGCCTGCGCACAAAGTCTAATTGACTTTCCGCCCTAACCATGCTATGCTAAGTTTCCAAAGAAGGTTATACGTGGGAACGAAAATGTCCGCGTTGTGGATTAACCTTGCGTAAGAAAACGGGCGAAGTGATTAGGTGTATCTGTGGGTGGTGGTGGAGATGAGTTACGAACCGAGCAGACTCTTAGCAAATATACCGCTCGAAGAATACTACGTACAATTCGGATACGACGGCCATCTTCATATTGTGGACGACCAAAAACGTGCAAAAGAATTGTTCGAAAAGCAACTTCTAAATTTGAAAGCCGTGCCCGAATTTGGAAAAGATTGCTATGCTTGGGTGAGTAACAGACATCGTGATCGTCGAGATTAACACCGATTCGACTGTGTGGTCTGCCGTAAAGCACGCACTCCGCGAAGCAGGCTACAAATATTTTCTACAAGAACAGCTTTACAGCCCGAACAAAACTCTTTTTGTGGAACCGCGAGCCATGGAGCCCGAAGGCGGAAAACTTTCGCATGGTCTTCTAGTTTACCAAGGCGGCGCGATTGTGGATTCGCACGTTCAGGAAGTGTACTCAGAGGAAATTCAAAAGTGAAACTATGGACTACCTGTACACATTGTGCCGAAACAGTACAGGGTGAAAGAACCTATTACACGGGCGGATATTTCGATACGTACGAAAAACACGAATGCGGCCCAGAACCTAATTTGACTGTCGCCCAGCATGTAACGTACAAACCAGTGCCTCTACAAGAGCCACAGAAGGTGAACGATGCCGTCGATCAAGAAAAGTGAATTAGAAGCGCTTCGAGCCACAGCATACCAAGAAGGAATATGGGAGAAGCGATACAACGCAGAGAAACAGTGGAAGAATTATTATCGCGATTGGTTGTATGATTATTCGAAAGAAGCGGGCGAGGCGAAGCGAACTCTTCAAGAAAAACTTACCATCGAAAATGAAAACGTCGGCCAACTAAAAGATTTGCTCGCCCAAGCAGAATCTCGACTCACCGAACGAAACCAAACAGTCGCCAAATTCCTCCATAACGGAATCAATCTGGCCGCGGAGCATCGTAAACAACAGCAAGTTGCAATTGATTATTGTGTGGAAGCATTCGGGTGGCGCGACAAATACATTAAACTTTTAGTCGAGCGGGACAATTTGCGTTCCGAACTCGCCCTGCAAAAAGAAATACCAAAAATGGTCGAGCAGGTTGTTCACTATGTGAACGAGTGGAATCCAGGAACGTTTTACGCGACGAAGGAACCCGATCCAATTCCGGCGAACCCGCCACAAACAAAATCCTATGCCCGTCTCGCAGTTGCCTTACTAATTGGCGCAACGATTGGCCTGACCATCCTGTGCGCGTACGAAGCTAAGATTATTCACAATCAGCGCGAACTTATTTTGGGACTCTGGAGATTCATTCAAGCAGGATGCCCGTTTACGGGGTAATAAAAAACTCGAATTTTGGTGATTTCTTTTTGGAAGTTTTTGGCCAGATCGAATCGCTCGTTTGTTTTCACCCCGTAAAAATTACCTAGAGCCGAAAAATCCTACGGACATGCTCGAAGCGTGGTTCCACAATTTCATATAACTTTCCAATTTCTGTAGTTTCTGTACGTACAGAAATACATATGTGTGTCCTCTCTGACACGTTTTAGACGTGCGAACACAAGCATATTATGCTGTGCCAATACAAGCATATTCTGTCATACGGACACAAACGTCCGTCTACGGGAATATGATCCCGTCTAGTGTCTGTAATGTCCGTACCAAAAAGCCCATGCCACTAGCGCGTAGCACGCGATACGGATAATCCAGCCCACTAGTTTTGCTTTGGTTTTGTAGTGCGTCGAGACACCTCTAGGGTTTAGTGTTACCCCTTAGGATCCTGCCCGGCCTATCAGGATCCGTACGGTACACTATTCGCCTTGAGGAATGAGTCTGCTAACGAGTTTGGAATTGTACGGGACGATTCCTACCATACCCCAGACTTCCGTATAGTCTCCGTCCCGCACGTCAACAAAGAACGCATCATAATTGCCCGCGTCTTTGCCTAAGTGTTCCCTAATTGCCTGTACGTCTTGAGAATCGGACACCAGCGTTAGATGCTGGCCTAGGTTTGCTACTGTTCGCATTTTGTTTTTGCTCAATTCCACGACACACCTCTAGGGAGTGTATCCCAGTAGACAGACTCCCGTGTGAGAGTCTGCCCTAGCGGTACACTGGCCTAGCAATGGATTGTGAAAATATTGCCGTTATCGCCTACGTACAAGTCACACTCTCCGAATGAGTGTGCTAGGTCCGTTAACTGGGTTGCGATGGGCTCTGGATAGTCTCCGTCCCAAAAGCCCGCACCATGCCTGTTACGTGTGAGCCAAAAGTCATGGGGTATATGGGAATCAGGCGGAAAACTTCGCAGCACAGAATCGTCTAGGCCGGAAGTAAGCTTGTAGTACTCTGTCTCGAATCGTTCGCAGTCTGCCTTAAACCGTTCGAGCGTAGCAGGCGATAATACCGCGTCCGAATACTTTGAATCGTCTAGCGGGATCCCGAATTCATCCGTACTAGACCATAAAGCAGTTTCTATGTAACTTGACAAAAATTTGTCCATAAGTCACCTCACAGTAGATTCTTGCTTCTCAACAGGCAAGCAAGTGCAAGCAATTTGAACGCTAATGCTAGGGTATAGCGTCGAAACATAGGGTTTTATCCTTTGGGGTTTAGATTGAACTGAATTAGTTCTAAATGGCCGGTCTGAACTAGTTTCTTTGCGTCCCGATGGCACGTGCCTAGGGTTTCCCATTTTCCCGTAGACTTGCGCCGTGCCTTGACAATGTAATGATCCTCATTCCAGACAAAGCGTAGTTTCATGGTCTCACCTCATACGTGATAGCCTCTTGTGGCGAATCAATGGGAAACACGGTTATGCGTGCCACTAGACGGCGCAATTCCTCTTGTGTTGAGTACATCTGTTTGGCCGGGTACGTGTCTTTGGGATTGCCAAACACACGATCATACTCCCATCGCCAACGTCGCCACACTCGAATAATTTGATTCGCGGTCGCCTGAGAATTTTCCGAGTGTCGGGTAACTCCCGCAAACACTAGCTTGCCATCCGTACCGATACCGTAATGCTGATATTCGGTACCCGTTTGTTTTTGTTGCTGAATTACATACGTAGGATGCCATTGTCCGTGAGACAGCCATAACGTGCTTTTGGGCAGTCGGGCAACAAACTTTAGTTTTCTTCGCATTAGTCTTCCTTCCTTTCGATTGTTTGTTTATGCTGCCCTAGCGGGCAGGAAAAGAGTTTTGTACGGATTCCCATAGAAGTTTTGATCCACCAAACCAAAACTGAGAAGCAAACTCTAACAGGGTTTTCTCTTCCTCTTCTGATAGATCATTCGCCGCTGTCCAAGGTTTAAACCAGTCTTGATATTCAAACTTCGCGTTTGTCGGCTGTCCGTACTCGTCTAGTTCGCCAACAATGCGTGTAGCGGGCCCACCTGTTCCGAGTAGGATGCGGTGTTCGCGCATCCATTCGAGTGAACCATGCGCGTGCTCATTCGCTACAGTTTGGAAGTCTTTCTCTGGTACGGCTATTTTGCTTTTCACGATTGCACCTCATCTTTACTCACTACGCTCGAAACCTTTTCCCAGATTGAGAAAGTAATGTCAAACTGGCCTACGCTGTCCACATTGAACAATAGCCGTTTGTGGCCAGCATCGTGCAAGCGCTTGTATATGTCTTTAGGGTTGGCGTTTTGGCCGGGATGCATCCCGCTTTCGAATCCATCCTCTAGCTTGACATAGCCGTAGTCTTCGGGGTTGATATGGTCATTTAGTGCGCGTCGAGGATTATCTTCCAGAGTTTCGAGATAATCGGGCAAGTCAATACATTCTAGGCAATACATACCGTCATCCGTTAAAAACCCAGACGGTTGCCAAGAATAGGAATTGTGAACTGTACGTAGTGCCTTGCCACAATCGGAACAGGTAGTCCATTCATCAGGCCATTCGATGGCATAGCCGTACTTTTCGAGTAAGTCTGTCACCTCACGGCAAAAGTAATTCCAATTGTTGAATAGGATGCCTTTCTTCGGATCATCGTATCCCAGTTCAGCGTACCCGGAAGACCATTCCGTATACTCAATATACCTTACCCGTTGTTCAGCGGGCAATTCTGAACAATGCGGTTTGCGTCCCATACTCTTGCGGAGAATGTATTCAGGAGTCATAGTTTCACCTCATTTGAATTTTCGAACGAAACGCGACTAGAATCAACCCAGACAGAGCCCGTACCAGAAACAGGAGTAACAAGGTATCGGATATTGCCGTATGCTGTCTTAGCGTCTTGCACGTACACGGCAAACAAAAGCTTGTCTGTACATAGCATACCCTGTTTGCCAATGGACAAAGATAATTCGGCGGATGTAGTCATACGGTCTCCCGATAGGTGCACGGTCTCTTGAAACACTCTTCAGGGGTTGCGCCACAATCAGCGCACCGTCCATTGCAAGCCCGCGCGTACGCTATGTCAATATTATGTGTACTCGCATTGTCCGTATCTGTGGGCAGTTCACAGTCTAGCAGAGCCCGCACTGTGTTCGCACCGTCTGAGAATCCGTCGAGATAGTATGAGGATGATCCTTGCTCTGCCTCTAAATGCTCTAGGACGTGCCAGAGGATGTATTCTCCTGTTGCCCTAGAGAGTTTGCGTTTCGTCGAACGGTACAGCAAGTTTGGCATATTGTTTCCTCCCTACGCTTGCAAGTATAGCCTATAGGGAATAGTTGTCAAGAGAAAAATGCGAACAAACCAAAAATAATCTTGACAAATAACTCGAACTATGGTATATTACGTGCATGATAGTTTGCCTGATAAGCAAACGAGTCAGCACAAAGGATAATCGTGCATGAAAGAGTTTTTGATTGGACTAGGCATTGCCGTGCTTATAATTTTGGTGGGCTCAATCAAGGTACGTGCGAATCCGCCAAGTAGAAAACATGGGCTCTGGTACTAGGCATGTCTCAAACTGATACAGTGACCGTGATAGAAGAATGGACATGCGATAGCATGATCCGATACATACCTCATGCGGATGGCACGCGCACGGTACTAGAGCAATCGAACAAACCCCGGCCATACGTGTTCTTTAGACAGTGGATAACACGCGAAGAACTAGAACGGATGTACCCCGATGAATGAGGCGATATTCGAACAAAACCCAAACGGCATAGGTGAGCCCGTACACGCCACAATCGGGAGTTATGAGAACAGAGGATCATACGTTTGGGTAGACACACCAGACGGGGAAGCACTAGCAAAAAGCTTAGAGGATGCGGGAATACCTGTTACGCGTGTCCTTTACACTCCCGCACCTCCGCTGAACGGAAGAACGCGCCTACGTTTTAAGAGAGACCATTGAGACTGCCTCGTATGAAAGCATGGGAAGTTTTGATGCAACGCGCGATAATTCAAGCTACGCGCGAGGCTATAGTCCGTCTTTGTTCACAATATGAACAGAAAAAACCGCACGTACAAACCCTAACAAGAGACAATGGGAAACCCTAACGCGGGCTCAACTAGGATCAAGCTTAGACTGGCCATCGCACGCCAAGCGCTAGCAGAACTACAGGATACCGGCTTGCTATTGAGCCCAGAGGATAGGCTAGAGAGAATGAAACTGATTGAACGCCTAACTACTGGGAAACGGACTAAGAAAGCCCATAAGCACGGCGCATTCGACAAAGAATAGAATAGGATGCCCGTGCATAGGCTAAACCGTTGAAAACGCGCACAAGGCGAACGGGATAGCGTGCCTCATTCTTTATATCGCAAGCGCGTTTGCTTTTCTGTTTGTTCAGTCGCTACAGAAAACAGGATAATCCTTTTTGCATCTTCTTTCGCATCGCAAAATACAAACCCAGTGTTTTCAGCGCGATAGCGCCAACAAAAGAGAATGCGAACTAACTGCAATGATCCAAAGCCCCTGCAATGTTTCGAAACCCCAGACATTTTTCCAATTGCCCGCGAATAAAACAAAGGACATAGCGCGATGGCCGGGCGGATTGAGTTTGTAAGTTATTGAAAACAAACGATAGGGGACCCTAAAAAGCATTCTTTTCTCGTTTCGACTAAGGGCCCCCAAGAGGACCCGACTTAGACTAAGTGAGTCACGTTTGCACGAAAGTTGTTCACATACCCATTCAGTTCATATGTGAATAGGAGTGTCATGGAAAGTATATACGCAGTTTTGGCCCCGCCAGTTTTAGTGCCTCACATCAAGATCGGATGGACGGACAATTTCGAACGCCGCCTCTCCCAGATCCGTAGATTGAATCCTGGCCAGATCGATGTGCTCCGAACGATTCCGGGGACTCGTGCGCAGGAGCAGGATATTCTTCGAGAACTCGCGGCCTATAAGAATCACCACGAGTGGCATTCTGATTCTGAGTTCCTTCGGCAGTGGATGGACAGTTTCTTTGGTGAACAGCCGTGTTCACAATCATAGAGCGGGTGGTTGAACGGGAAGAAAATCCACGACTTTGCAGTCGCGGCGTATCCGCCAAGAAACAGTGGAGACGCCCGTATCGGACTTATTATTCTGTCCGATGTGGGTGCGGTCGAATCGTCAAAGTTCGGATCGAGAATTTTAACAGCGAACGGACCTGTAAATTCTGTCGGGTGTCTGTGCCTTTGTCGGAGTCTTTGAGTCGGGCGTTAGTGTACGTAGCCCAACAACCCGCTTTGATTCGGAAGCCAGAAATTGAAACACTCCCGCGGCAAGTTTGTGTAATCTGCCACGCCGGGTTTTTCCCGAAGAATTCCCAGCAGAAAACTTGCGGATGGTACTGTTCTAAATTGCGACGGAAGCGCCGTTCTTTACCGCACGGTTTGGCGAGCATCCCGATAATTCAATCAAAGAGACGGCTCAAGCCAGAGGATGTTCTCGAACGCGATAACTGGACTTGTCAGCTTTGTTCGTTTCCGGCTCCCAAGCATCTTCGGGGGTCCCATTCAAGTATCGCTCCAGAGGTGGGGCACATCATCCCACACGCACAGGGTGGTAGCTACACTTTGGAAAATCTGCAATGCGAACACCGCGGTTGCAACCTAGAGAAGAATTTTAAGAATGCCTAACTTCAACATCGTTCTGAACGGGCCGATCCAGGTATTCGACCTAAACAACAATCTAATCGCGTCCAAGCCTCTGACTGGCCTGACGGTTTCCGTTTTGGATTACACGTCCGGAAGCACTGCTTTCAGTGCCGCTGCGACAGCAATTACTCTGCCCGTCAGCCCGACGAATTTTATGTATCTCCGGAATGATGGCACCGCAGTAGCCGTGGTTTCGTGGATCCCGCAGGGCGGATCTGGAGCCATAGTTCAGAATCTCGGTATCTCATCTGCCGCTGCTGTCATCCAAGTCGGCCAAACCGGGACCACAGGAATTACGGGTCTGACGGTTTCGTGCGCAGCGGCCACGACTTTGGAATACTTCCTGGCGGGATGATGTTTAAGAAAATTAAGCCGACCCAAATCCGACCAGTATTTGCGATCCCGCAGTTTCCGCACTGTGACCCGAGAATTCTTCACGCACCCGAAGAGTGCGAATTTTGCGACATACACCCTGAGTGGCAGGTACTCCGAACGATGTGGGGAATCGCTTTTACGGGGTACGAACCAGAAGGAAAAGAATTGCCATGTCCCGCAGATCACGCTCGCGGAGATAATCATAAACTATGGGGCGGGAATACAGCCAAACCGAAGCCGTGGCATAATCATTTGGGCGGCAAAAGATCGGACTGCCCGGCGTGCGCAGAAGAGGACAAATGAACCCCACATCCAAACTCGCACACTTCAAGAACGGTGGAAATTCCGTACTCGGCCTCCCGGTCTGGTTGGATGATGAAAATTCAGAGTTCGTCTCGCACCAAGGCAAATGGGTTCATGTGGATGATATGCCACTAGAAAAACTCCACACGGTGGACACGTCTATTGCAGTTTCTCCGAAAAGGATACCCGTGTTTACGGCCCAACCCCAAGTCCCGAACATATCGGCTTTCAAGGAAGCCGTTCATCAGACAAACCCGAACCCACAATTTATTTTCAAAGATGGAGAACTCGTAAAACAGTAATGGCATACATAGCCGCAAGCAATTCTTCCGGTCCACTAAATTATTTGCAGCATCAGTGCGCGAAAGCGAACGTCGAATATCATTGCGCCGAATCGTTTGATGTTTCGAGGCTACGTCACATCGGCTTTTCTTTTCGAAACGTGGGCCTCAAGTTAGTTCGTATTGTGAACCAAGGAACGGAGCATTTCCTAGAACCAGGCGAGTCGGTGAATTTTCAAACGGACCAATTCCCGCAAGTCGAGGCTTTGAATAATGGACTCTGACCAAGCCTTAGTCGCAGAACTCGAACGCATCTTCAAGGAAGAGTTTCTCAAAGCCGCCCCGCTTTACCAAGCGTGCAGCAAGGTCAAACTTCCGTACGAAGATTTGCATCGCCCGACTCTAATGTACCGCGGCAGTCTCCGCGAAGAAACCCGGATAGTAGACCAAATCGCGGATTACGAATCTTTCAAAACAGCGCCCGAGGTTGAGGAATTAATCGAACTCGCTACTAAAATGGGCGGTCAAGCCGGAGCGTACGTAGATGGCGCAATCCGGGTGGAGAACTGCCGGACCAAGGGTGCCGATCCTCGGGACGTACGAAATACCAAAGTAATCGATGTGTTCGAACACGCTGATGGCCGGAGAAATTTACAGGTTTTTTTTGTTCAAGGTTCCACATCTCCAGACCCCGCCGCGCAATCAATGGCTTGGTTCGGGTATAAATTCTTTTTTGCCGCAGCGAACGTGGTTTTGGAGTACACCAAACGTGCCAATCCTTCATAAAATTCTTCTCGGCGTCGAAATCTACGCCATCGCAGCCACTTCACTCGTCGCGCTGTCGGTAATTTTATCCACTGTCCGAACGCTTACGTCGAAGACTACCGTTTTTAATTATCCAGCGGACGTTCCGAAAGCCGAAGCCAAAGCTGCCGCCGAAGGTTATTTTCATAAAGCCTTGGTTGCGCTGGATATTTTCCTGAACGTTTTGGTATTCGCAGGACGCCAAGGCGAAACAATGTCAACTCATGCCTGGGTCGCAGCCGGAGAAAAGAAACTCTGGGGCCGATTGATGAACTGGTGGCTTGACGGCTTCCAGAATTCGCACGGGCCGCAAGCCGCTTCTGGCGATTTAGAACGGGCGTCCACAGAAGTAGAAAGACTGAAAGGTCTTTTGGGAATCAAGTAGTTCACAATATGAACAGGAGATTCAAATGATTAAGGAGATTGCCATGACTACAGTTCACTAGGAGGTGAATAGTCATGGCTGGAAACGCTCATAGGAACCGGGCGAAACTTCGCTCCTCACCCTGTCTTGCACATTGTCCGTATTGCCAATACCGTCCTTCTGTTGCACGCGCCGAAGGATTGCCTTGGAAAAACAAAAACGGGCATCGTCATAATTCTCATAGCAAAAAGCGTGGTCGTAGAAATAGATAAAAACCGGGGTGGGTCGCACCACCCCTTTAAACCTTAGAGTACATGCTCGATGAGCAAAGGAGAGTACCGTGATTACATCTGATTTGCAGTTGGAAGTTCAAGAAATAGAATCCGGAACTTATGTGTTTCCGGCTCTTGGAAAAAAGAAATTGCCGCATACTTGGGCGCTGTTCGTGTACCGAAATGGCGATGCCGAATTGTACACAAAGCGGAACCAGAAAACTGGGGCATTGATTGGTAAGCCTCTCAAGCTTGGAAACCCATGGGATTTTTGCGACCACGACGCCGCAGGGCTGGAAGTTATTCCCAAAGGTGACCCACGAAATCTGTACAAATCTGAGAATCATATCTGTAAAAATTGCGGAAAAGAATTTCGGCCAGCCTAGCTGCCCCTCGGCATTTAAGAATAAGTACCAAGGAATTGAAATATGGCGCAGCCTGCTCAGGTAATCTTCACCGATCCGAACAACGACTGGAACGCGATTGATAATTCCGCAGCCAGTGTTACCACGACTTTAAATAACAGCGCACCTATCGGTTTCGATACACCCGCTTTGGTCGGTTATCCAATTGGGGCAAAGGCGCAAGGGTTGAATAGTTTTGCCAACACAGGCACGACCACGTTGGATTCAGTAAACGATATCGTGAATCCCGATGCTCAAGTCGGTACGTTCGCGGGCAATCCGGTTTCCGCAGTGGTGCCCACGTACAAAACTGTTACTACGGTTTTGAATTCAAATTTGAGTACGCGATTACTGTTCCGCAACCCTGCGTGAAGGAATAAATCATGGCTAACGCATTTGGAAACCCAATCACCATTACCGCAACGATGGGCGCGACTTGGCGGAATACCGCAGGTAACGGTGCGCCTGCGAACCAAGATATCACAATCCAAAAAATTATCTGGGATGGTGCGACGGCGGCTGGTACGTTCGTGATTCAGTACGGAGACGGCACCCAATTTTTAGCGGGCACGGCACAAGCGACGACTAACCCTAACCCGGTCATCTACGATTTTATTGGTGGCCGAAGACTTTTTGATTTCAAAGTTACCACGCTTTCGAGCGGGACACTTCAGATTTTCTATACACCGTAAGGATATTTATGAACCCTCAAAAATGCGCAAATTGCGAAGTTCTGGGTGATGGCAGTTCTGCGTCCGATCATGGGCATGTTTCGAAAATTACTCCTCAGAAACTAAAGAAACGGGAGTATGCGAACGACCCTATGTACCGAACCGAAGTCGATTCCGGACTCGGCCCGAAGCGTGAAGCCGCAACCACCAAAGCTCGGCGTGGACCTAATTCTGTTCGCCCGCTCGATGGCGGATTCGCAAAGTGAGTGTAAAAATGGCAGACAAACAAATCACAATCGATGGTAGCGGAAATCAGGTCAAACATAGTCCCGCAGGAACTACTCCGCTCCCGCCCAGCGCTGGCCTACCAGTTACTGCTACAGTGAAAACTGTGGGCAACCCGAACGCGACGGTTCACGGACAAGTGAATGCGGGCGGGGTTATTTACGGCCCTATTTTCGATAATCCTGGACAATAAAAAAGGAGCATTATGTTTTTTCACATCGCAAAGTACGTCGCTATTTTGTTCGCAGGCGGGGTTGCTACCTCGTACGCAGAATATCGTTTCCAGTACAGTTTGTATAAGACCATCACTGCGGTTTTCGGGAAGAAATTTTAAGGGTTGACTTTCTGTTGAGTTCGTGATACGATGGTTTTGTTCACATTGTGAACCAGAGGGTGTATGAAACACTTCTATAGGTCCCACGATCTTCAAGTGAACACTCTCCCTTCGGGAACGATTTCATACGATATCTTCGACCGTTCCCGCCGCTACCTGCTCGCAGGTTTTTCATTGACCGACCGGAACGAACAAGAAGTAATGGACCGATTGCGTACACGGGTGGACCAAATCATTTTAGATGAACCCGTACGCATGGGAATGAATGTACGATAAGAGTTTTATAAGCGGTCTCGAACTAATGGATCCGAGCTAAGTCTGCCCCATTCAATGCAGAACCGCACAGTTCGAACCTTCCAATAAGAAGATTCAGGAGAAACAATGAGCGACGAAGATTTATTGATTGGTGGAAAGCAAGAAGCACCCGCACTCCCGAATGGCTCTGGTTCCACTGGAATCCAGGTGCCCATGGATATCGTGAATGCCTCTGTGTTTGGGGTTTTCAAAACCCTCGGCAATTCAAAGAACGTGGATGAATCGGGCGCAGAAGAGTACGTCGAACAAAAGTTCGCTATTCAGATTCCACGCCACGAACCCGCCGAAAGTGTAGCTCAGTTTATTTGGACCGCGAAGTTTCTCCCGCAGGCCGCACTACGAGCCGTTGGCTCGGGCGGCGAAATAAACTTTTACCCGCTCGATATGTTCAAGCGGTTTGCGATCAAGGTTAGTCCGGTGGTCGGCGTAACTCTCTAACATGCACTTAAATGTGACTCTTCCTTTAGTTCCCCAAAAAGTGGTTCTAAAACTTTGGGGTACTGAATTCTGGTTAACGAATACAGACAAGTACTGTGCGAAGGTTCTCGAAATAATGCCCGGCTGGAGTTGTTCGCGCCACTTTCACCCTATTAAGACGGAAACGTTTTACGTGTTGGAGGGAGAGGTAGAGTTGCAGATGTGGAACTCGTTTGGGATGGAATCCGGCGAGTATCTAAAAGCAGGCGACCAACGATTAATCCTGCCACGAACCCATCACAGGTTCTCAAGTCTCGAAGGCGCACAGATTCTGGAGATTTCGACTCATCACGAAGATGAGGATACGATCCGCATCGAAGAATCCCGCAAAATATGACGCACTCCGTAGTTCTCCCGACCGCATACGGTCAGATGATTGTGAATCGGTACGACGGGAATCAGACTCAACATTTCCTTCGCACGGGCCGGGCAATCGACCACGATGAAATTATGAGCGTGGCCCAGCTAATCGATCCTGGGATGGATGCCATCGATATCGGCACCTGCTTCGGAGCGTGGACGCTAGCATTTTCACAACGCGCCCGAAGGGTTTATTCTTTCGAGCCGCAGCGGATGATTTATAATCAGTTGTGTGGTTCGCTCGCGCTAAACGGAATCGAAAATGTACGAACCTACAATGTCGCGGTCGGGGCAGAGACGGCGATTCTGAACGCCCCGAAATACAACTACAACGACTACCTCGAATTCGGTTGTGTTTATTTTTGTCCGCGCACGAAACAAGGCGACATGGCCCAGCCCATCCAGCCGAGCGAAGAGACGGTCTACCAAGTTCCGCTCGATATTTTCAAGCTCGACAATATCGGTGTTATGAAAGTGGACACCGAAGGCATGGAACTAGAAGTTCTCGCTGGAGCCAAAGACACCATCGAACGAAACCGCCCAATTCTCCACCTTGAAATTTTCATGCTAGATCGAGCCAAGCTGGATGAAATTTTGAAAAATTGGAATTACACTTCCTTCGACAACAGCGGAGACATGCTCGCCGCTCCAGCAGAGAAATACGACCTAGGCAAAAACGAAGCCGGAACATTTATCATCGCCCGAAAGTAAGGTCCAACATGGTTGTTGCACCCGGAACCCATTTCGAAACATTTCTAAACAGCATCTACGAAGGCAAGCCGCTCAAGATTATCGAAACGGGCTGCATGAGGGACCTAGCCGTAAAAAGTGAGTATGGCGACGGATGGAGCACTCTTTATATTGCCCGTTGGGTTTCGAAACATCCGGAATGTGAATTTCACAGCGTCGATCTAAACATCAACTCTATCGATATCGCGCACGCAGCCCTCGAAGCCGAAGGACTCGCGAAGTATTGTAATCTGCATGTCCAGGATTCTCTCCGCTATCTTAGTCAGCTAACATGGGTGGATTTTGCTTTCCTCGATTCATGCGATGGCCTCCAACACGGCCTCGACGAGTTTAGACTCGCGCTTTCCGCAGGTGCGAAACTAATCGTCATGGACGACTACCAAACCAAAGCAGCGTGGGCCGTAACCGAAGCTAAAAAACTTGGGTGGAGTGTTCAGCAAGTGGATAGATATTCGGTCATCAGGAGAACGAACTGATGCCTGTGATGACGCAGGAGTATGCACACAACCGCATAAAAGAAATCACCAAAGAAGCCTCTGTTCGCGCCCTCACGCCGATGTCTGTAGCGGATTTAGGCGGGTGCTACTTTACGATTGGCCGAGTTGAAGAATCATTGGCGCTTACGAGACAAGCCGCTGGCCTTAAAAAAGACGCGAACATCCAAATGAATTTGGGTTTGGTCTACAAGGATTTAGGCCAGCACGCCCAATCGCTCCACGAAATCGAAGAAGCATATTGGTTGAATCCGGAAGACCAATACATTCGTCTGGGTTACGCTGAGGCTTTGTTACGTGCCGGATTTTGGAAACAAGCATGGCCTATTTATGGACATGCCCGACCCACGCAAATAGGCGCACATGACGATCTAAGTTTACCAGAAGCCGTGAAGGAATGGAAGTGCGGAGAAACTCTTCCTCCCGAAGCCCTGCTTATCGTCATCAACGAAGGCGGAACTGGGGACCGAATCAGTTATGCACGCTGGCTGAATGAACTCACCCGCCGAGGAATCAATTGGGTTTTTTATCCGTATAGCGAACTGTTTCCGTTCTTCGAAAGAATTTTTCCTCGCGAAAAACTCCTGCAAGACGGCGACAAAATCACAGCCACGCATTGGACAACCACTTTTTCATTGCCCGCTGCTTTAAATATCGGCCCGACAGAAATTCCAGAACCGCTTCCGTTTACAGCACTGCCGGAAAAAATCGAGAAGTATAAACTTGCGAAGCAGGACAACCTTCCGATTATTGGAATCTGCTATCGAGCCGCTGAGATGTTTCAAGGCGGTCGCAGGGTTCGGTCCATGTCTGAAGGCCAAGCCATGCGTTTGGTGACAATGACGGGGGATCGCGTTCACTGGATCTCTCTTCAGTATGGCATGAAAATGCCTTATCCTATTACGAACGTCCCGCTTGAAAATTGGGAAGACACCGCAGGATTGCTTGCGAATCTCGATGGAGTGGTTTCCGTAGATACCGGGGTCATGCATCTGGCCGGGGCCATGGGTAAGAAAATGGCTGTTGTGCTCAGTGGAAATTCGTGCTGGAAATTTGGAGCAAAAGGTTCGAAACTGAAGTTGTATCCTTCCGCAACTTTTTTCCGAAACGAATCCGAGGGATTCGAAAACTCTATTAATAATATTATCGCAGCAATCCGAGAAGGTTTCTTCAGTACAAATTAGTTTGTGCCCGCCATCGGCCACGCCTAGTAACAAAAACAGCAACTAAGGATTTTAAAATATGCCTCAGCAACCTCAATCGGCGTCTCAGTACGCTTTTGGCCCGGCTTCGAATGGCGGTGGAGATATCATTCACTACATCGGGGCCAACGCCAATCCTACGGGTCCCAACCTTCTCGGATGGGTCGATAAGAATGGCGCGAACGCAGGCGTCTCTTTTGTCGTTAACGGCCTCCAAAGTTCCGCTGCGGCTCCAATCACTGGAGCGGCGGGCGGGGTATTCTCCTACACTTCAAACGGTATCCAAGCCACTGTAAGTTTGCCTGGTGCAAGCGCTATGGAACAGGTTCCGTTTATCGTTCGAGCGGGCGGATACGTTTCTCTCGGCGCAGGAACTTATACTGCATCGGTCCAGCCTCTGCTCTATGCTTCCACGACTGCTGGTTTCACCGCAGCCGCTGCGAACGCTATCTTCTCCGCAGCCGCGGTGGGATGGACGGTCACTTCCGCCACTCCTATTGCCGCTCCGTATTTTCTCGAAGCGCATCTCTTCGGGGATAGTACTTCTGGAAAAGTCTCAGGATGGACGCAAGGCGCAGCCCCAACCGCAGGCACGGGCGGAACGGTGGCATTTGTTGATATCACCGCTCTCACGAACGCGCCCACGAGCGTCAGCTTTACGGCAGCTATTCCTCTTCAATTCGCAGTCGGAGTCACTCTCAGCACTACTGCTGTGGCGTCTTCGGTTGTGAACCTTGGATCGCTAACCATCGAATCTTAACCGTAACACCGTGCCCGTCTAACGCGCACATCGAAACACAATCGTAACAACAAAGAAGGTAAATTTCTATGCAGGTAATTGCTCAAGCTCCAGCGGCTGCTCTCGTTTCTGTGAACGCGACTGCTGCTGTCAATGCTTTTAACGTCATCGCTGGTGAACCCGGCGCAGGCACTCAGTGCAACCTAAACCTCCCTGGTTCAAACCGTCTCAACGCCCAGCCGTTCGTGATTCGCGCTGGTGGAATCATCAACCTCGCGGCTGGCACCTACACTGCCACCGTGCAGCCGTTGATGTTTGCTTCCACGACCACGGGATATACCGCTGCGGTTGGTAACGCAATCGCGTTCTCCGTCGCGGCTGTGGCTCTCACTTTCACTTCCACGGCGGCTGTTGCTGCTCCGTACGAACTCGAACTGCACTGCATCGGGGATACAACCTCCGGTCTTTTGCAGGGTTGGTCTCAGGGCCAGGTTCCGACGACTTCGACAGGCACGGCGTTTACGCTCGTGACCGCTGCTCCGACGATCCTGTCGCGTATTCTTTCCAGCGTCAACTACGCGACCGAACCGCCTCTTCAGTTCGCGGTTGGTATCGGCCTCACGGCTGGCACCGCAGCGGCTGGTTCGACAATTTCGTTGACCACGTTCCAGGCAGAAGCCTAATAGAATCAACAACTTACAGGATGGGGAGTTCGAAAGGGCTCCCCGTTCACTTTGTGAATTATGGCAAAAGGCACCAAAGTAAAAATCAAAGTTTCCGGCACTCCGAAACAAGTAAAAAACGCACTGCACACCCTTACTAATTCAGAACCGCCCGTAGAAAAAGTAACGCCCATACGAACCGCCGATTTCAAAGCACACCAAGCGAGAACCAACAATGGATAGCCCAATCTTAAAAGACATTCTAGACAAAGCTACGGCTGGCCTCGGAAAAAAGAAAAGGCCGAAGCACGGGATGCGTAGCACGCACATAGACCATTTGGATGATGGTTCGCACGTTGGACGAATCCAACCGCACGAAGGCGATGAGATGAGTTTTTCCGCCAAAAACGAAGGCGAACTAGCCAGCAAGATTAAAGAATATCTGGGCGACAAAGAAGCGCCAGTTGCTCCCGAGGGGGCCGAGAAGGTGTGACAAACTCAGAACGGGTTCGTAAATACGCGCTAAAACGGATCGAACAGGGTTTATGTATTCGGTGTGGAAAAGAGCCTGCTATTCCGGGGATACAGATCGGTTTAAAATGTAAACCCATCGAAAAAGATAGAAACAGGCGGTATATTGAAAATCGTCTCGCCGCAGGGATTTGCCGAGTTTGTTGCAAGAATAAAATTTCTCCTCCCAGAAAAACACGATGTGATGAGTGCTCCCTTCGTCATCGGCTCGCCGCTATGGGTCTTAGTCCCGAAGAACAGCAACGGACAACAGAGTACTTTTTGCACTTTTTCAGGGGAAGGTGTGAGTCCTGTGGAACAACCGATCCAGGCAAAAAAGATTGGTGTGTAGACCACGACCACAAAACCGGAAGATTCCGGGGGATTCTGTGTAATCGTTGCAACGTGGCACTAGGGATGGTGAGAGATAATCCCACAGTTCTTCTCGCGTTGGTTCAATATCTATCCCAGAAAGCGTGAAAGTGTATAACCCGTTCGATTTTGAGAATCTCTACAAGGATGCCAAAGAGAAAGTCGTAGCGACCAAATCGACCGAAGACTGGGCTAAGTTCGGGTACGAAGATTTTAAAGTGTGGGAGAAAGATTTCCGCAATGGGCAAACCGACCTGTTTTGGTTGTCGGTGGAGATATTGGATCTTGCTCTTGTTGATGAAGTTCATCGCCCTATTACTGACGATTTCTTCATTAAGAAAAATCCTTATGTTGATGCTAGGAACTGGCGAGAGGCAATCTCGAAACAAAGCACGGTGAAAAACCGTCTTCTCTTGTGGCCGCGAGGTACGTTCAAAAGTTCTATCGGAATGGCGGATGCCGTCCAATGGATCGTCTGCTTTCCGAACATAAGGGTCATTTATTTCACTGCCGAAGAAACTCTTGCGAATGATTTTGTTAGACAAGTAAAGCACTATTTTCAGGTTCCGGAAAATTCAAGGATGACCCGGTTCCAGATGTTGTACGCCGCGCACTGCGTGTCTACGAAAAGAAAAGAAGCGGACGACCAATTTTTGAGTCCCGCCCGTACAGACACACAGCCCCAACCTACCCTGTTAGCGTTATCTCTTGGGATGAGCACAGCAGGAAAACACGGCGACGTGGCTTTCTTTGACGACACGGTTTCCAATAAAAATTCAGGGCCTAAAGCAACTCCCGAACAAAGAGTTCAAGTCGCAAACGAAATCAAATCGGCTCGCCCGATTATTGATCTTTACGGATACAGAAATTATACGGGAACTTACTGGGACAGCGCGGATGCTTATGTTTCGCTTGAAGAGACTATTTCTGATTTAAAGGTTCTGAAAGCCCCTGCATGGGAAATTAAGCCCGCAGCCCGCAAGAAACAGATTCACGAACTCACCGAGGAAGATGTAGTTCTGCTTTTCCCAGTTGACCGCAACGGGGTTCCGCGCCTCACCTTTAAAGCGCTGATGGATGAGTTCAAGGTAGACGCCTTCATTTTTTCGTGCCAATACCTCCTAAATCCCACACTCACCAAAACGGTTAAGTTTACCGACCAAATGTTCCGGAAGCAGATTGTTCCTTCTTCGGAATTCCCGCAGGATGGAACTTATTTTATCGCGGACGTTTGGGATTTGGCTACTTCGGATGGAAAAAAATCCGACCGTTCGTGTGGCATGGTTGGGAAATTTACTATTGCAGGTCCGCTCGCAGGCCGCATGTACGTTTCGGAAATTATCCGCGGACGGTATAGTAAATCCGAACTACCATTTCAAATCGCGGGCCAAGCTAATCGGTGGAAGCCGCTCAAAAATTTAGGCATCGAAAAACCCCCGGCGCATGATTTTCTTGAAAACGACATCATGCGGGCGATGCAAAAAGTTGGCTACCCAGATTGTCCGGCCATCGAGTGGATTCCAATCGAGAATATCAAAGGTGCGAAAAACGAACGCGCCGCCGAGACGGAAATTCTTCTGGTGAATAATCAGGTATTTTTCTCGGCGGATATTCCGACCGACGTGATGAACGAAGTTATCAAGGAACATGTCAACTTCAAGGCCGGAGCTAACCGCAAGGACGATTCGGTAGACACCTTGGCTCGGCTCGCACGGTACATGCCGAAGGAAATTTCCTGTCCGCAAAGTGAACAGGAAAAACAAACCGCAGCTTGGGATTTGCTTAAACAAAAACAACAGCACGAACGGATGTTTCCTCCGAACGAAGACAAACAAACTTCGACATGGAAACGAGACGGTTACGACCGCCAACAAGAAGTAGCGGCCCCCCTTACAGAATGGGAAGGGATGCCAATAGTGAGATCGATTGAGGAACAATATCTAGGAACTTAAATGGCTGAGATTACGCCGCTTCAATTAATTGTACCCGATACATATGTAGGGCCGCTTCTGCAAGCTGCGGTGAATCAAGCCTTTTTAACTCCGAAGGCCGCAGTTTGGATCCCGGCAAACTACGCTGGGACGGACACGTACACGAACCCTAATAATGTGCCCGTGTTCGATATGCGTTCGGGTGGTTCTACTAGTTTTACGTCTAATACAACATTTTCAACGATTGCTGGGGGAACGAATACTTCTGCTGCGCTAGTGGTCGGAACTGGTGCATCCCTGACGGCAACAGGAACAGGTTCTATTATTTCAACCGCCGTAGCAAACTCTCCTACACCAAGTAGTGCTTACACTTTCACGAGTACACCAATTACAACGGCACCGTTTAGCGGGAATCTGCTGGTAGGAGCGAATATCAATGCTGCTGGCACAGGTTCATACACAGCCGGGTCTGGTTATGCCTTAATAGGAACACCAACAGCCACCTTAGCGTTGGAATATCAGACGGCTGCCGCTGCGACAAGCTATTCTTCGACATTCACTTACTCGGTCAGTTCTGGCAATTGGGGTGGGACCATCGCAGCGTTTTCTTCGCCGGGAAACAATGCCGCTCTCGTTCAAGGGAAAGTGCAATCCGCTTCAACGTCACTAGCTTATACCAGTAACAACGGTGCTGGGAATCTGCTGATTGCAGTTTTCAGGTATAACGGGGCAAGTGCCGCCCCCATTGCGTCAATCTCCGATACAGCAGGAAATACCTGGGTTTCTGCGGGCGCTCGCGCCTTTCAGGGGTATGCCAAAGGCGTGTCTGACTCCAATTTTCTGGAAGTTTGGTATGCCATGAATAGTATTGCCGGTGCAAACACCGTCACTGCGACGATGGGTTCAGGTACCACTGGCGGTGCAACTCATATGGGGATTGCAGAGTTCTCTGGTGTAGCCACAACTAATGCGCTCGTAGATTATAACTTCACCGGTTCAACGACTGGGGCCACAAGCATCCCAGGCGCAACGACAAACCCCCAGTACACGATTAACGCCACCAATAATACTACTGGTGTAGTTGACTTTACAGGTCGGGACTCCGGTGCAGTTGTCCGCAGCGCATTCAACGCAAGAGCCGGAACAGGCGGCTTATTCTACTTCAAAAATGGTATCTATCCTGGGCAGACTTCGCTACATGAAAGCGTGGCAGGGCAGACGGCCATCTGGTATGTATGGGGGATACCCGCGCCTGTGTTGGGAACCCAAGAGGTTTCATTTCATATTGTGTGCGAGAGTTTTACTCAGACTCTTTATGCCACGCTGCAAACAGATGGTTGTATCCACCAAATCTTGCCCTCCGCGTATGCAGGGCCCCAACCATTATCAAATAACACATTATCCGGATTCTGGCAGCGTCCTAATGCTACCTTTGGGGCCATCAACAACAACGCAATATTTTTTGTAAATGGCACCGTTCGCATTCCCGACAATCAGCATACACCGTCCAATTCCTTCGATACCTTTACAGCTATATACTCATCTCACATCAACACAGTTGCCGATACGGTTATCACCGCAGTAGACCAATTGTGTTCGGGGCTGGCTGTCGGGCTGTCGGGCGTCAATGGTTATCGCACAAATCAATCGGGGACAGATGAGACGTACTTCGAGAACACCTACGCTGTTGGCTTCAATACTCCGTACAACGTCCTGTCGAATCACCCCATCGGAAATAATATGCACGCAGCCTGCAATCAAAACGCAGGAACGTTCAGCATTTCAACATCAATGTATGGTGGGATGTTAAACCATTTTGGAGATTACCACAATCTAAATGGTTTTGTGTTTGGATGCGCCCAAACAGGGACGCGCTGGGACTTGCAGAACATGGCTCAGGAATTTGCAATCACTGGAACTTTTGCGCGGGCAGGGAACGCCACAGAAACAACTCCTGGCAACTGCATGGGGAAAGTGAGCGTAAGTTCAGGCTCTGCGAATAATGTGTCTTTCACGCCCGGTTCATTTTTCGCATCTGGTAACGGCGCTAATTTCCAAGTCACTGAATCAACCCGGCTCATACAGCCAGGGTTGCTCACTTCTAATTTCACTTCGGCTGCGACTACAGGGACGACCAAGCAAACGTTGGCGACATACACGTTTACATACAATGCTGGTGGGGGAGGCCAGGGGAGCAACATCGGCCCGTTCCAAAACAACCCTGGTGCGGTTTTCAGGATAAAAGCGTGGGGTATCGCTGCAAACAATGTTAACAGCAAAGTGTTTGAACTTGATTTTGGTGGCACTCTTATCGCTAGTATCACCGCCACTCCGAGCGTCGCAGATTCCGTCAAATGCGAAGCAGAAATAATTGTTAGCTCCGTTGCGAACACGCAGGAGGTCATAGGCTATTGTGACGATGGAACAGCACGAACGGTAACACGCTCTGCTCCCGCAATTACAGGTAATGCAAATATAATTTTGAATGCTGCCGCAACTACAGCCGGGGCCGCAGGCGATTTCACCTTCAAGGGGATGACGATTGAATACGTTGGTGGCAACTAAAAGTAAAAAGTTTTTCTCTTCATTAGGAGAGAGAGAAGGAGAAGTAAATTGGCTCAACTCAGAATGTACGTGAACAAAGGTTGTCCGCATTGTGAACAAGCAAAGGCTTTTTTTGACGCCCAGAACGTAATAGTGGAAGTTGTTGAAATTGGGTTCGATCCCGTTCTGCAAGCCGGGCTAAGGTCGCTGTTCAACGGCGGCAATTTCCAGGTTCCGCTTATCGTTTCGTTCGCAACCCAAGAGGTGGTTCTAGGTAATGATCCAGTTCAACTCCAGCGTATTATTGCTGCTCTTGTCCCTAGCACAAAGCCATCTGACTCTGCTTCTCAGTAACGGGAAGATTTTCGACCCGATTTTTGATGTACATTTTTGGTGGAAGACCGCAAAATCAGATTGGCTGAGAGAGTTGCGGTCATGCCCCGTGTGTCTGGGATTCTGGACTGCCGCCATCGTTTCTTTACTCGCGGGAATCCACAATCCATGGCAAATTCTAGTTGTGGCCGGAACTGGACACGTACTATACCTGCTTCGCGAAAAATACCTGCCCTGTGATAAATGCAAGGTTCCGGAACCGATCCCATTTAAATTTGTAGGACATCAAGCGGTGGGTGTGGAACCTGCTCCTAAGTAGCTCTCCGTCAGCAGGTGTCGCGGAGCCTTACAATTCTGAACCATGTTCGGCTGTGGGATCGAGAATGCAGGCGGCGTACTCTGTCGAATCGGGTACCGCAATTCCTCCATAGGAATCGGTAATCTGGTACATCCAACCGTCAGGACAGCGGCCAACATACTCAAGTTCCCTAGTGAACGTAGGCTCAGGATTTTGGTTATCAGGTGACATCACCCCCCTTTCATTGCTTTTTGTAAGCTGCTATGCCCGCCAGCCAGTGGCCTCCTCCGCTTTCCGAACCATCTGCGTTGCGGCCCATCCAAGAACCAATGTAGACGCCCGTGGTTGGTGCAATCATGTCCTCAGCGAAAACACATGTGGCCTTCCCCTCAAGCGTGTATCCCGGGCCAGATCGCACAACACCCCCGCTATTGGGCGGGCAGCTTTCCCCCCAAGCTAATATGAGCGCGCCTGCTTCGGTGTCTATTGGTAGTGTCCAAGCGTAAGGGCAATCACCACCGTTGGTGCAATCCGGAAAGACAGAGTTCTGGTCCGCGTACGTGCCTAAATTACCCGCGTCGAAATTCCAGTTCCCGTCGTAAATAAGGATAAGCACATCCGAAAACTGATCGCCTGAGAACGACAGTTGAACCCCGGTTGTACACGACACACCGACCCCGCAAAAGGAGCCGAAATTGGTGTGATACGAACAATTGCCCGTGAAGGTCACGCACTGGTCCCGGGTCCAAACATCGCCCCGGCTGTCAGTTATTGTTCCCTGCGAACTGAATCTTGCGATGACTACTGCCATCGTGTTCGGTGGAGTCAGGAAGTAGCAGCCTGCTTGGGCAGAGCAAGCTACTGTCGTACGGATTGGCAGAGACAAAAATGACGAACGCGACCGTACCGGAGCGAGAAAACAAATTCCAGCGAAAAGTAAAGCACTAACAAAAAGTGCTTGGCCTATCGAAATGAAAACAGCGCGTAAATTTTTCATATTTTCCTCCCTAGTTTTTCAAGCCCATGCTTGTTCGACAAATATACCACGGTGAAAAGATTTTTGTCAACTACTAAATGAGAATAACTCCGGACGAAGCAAATCCTCAAGGCCAGATAAACCCAGACGATTTCAAAAGTGCTGCGGAAGTAGCGGGATGGTATGTATAAGGACCGAAAATCTCCGGAAGTTAAGGCCAAAGAGAAAGCTAGGACTCTGCGGTGGATAAAAAGTAATCCAGAGAAGTATCGACGGGTTACGAAGAACCGAAATTTGAAAAAGAGTTTCGGTATCACACTAGAGGATTACGAACGGATGCACGCAGATCAAAACGGTCTGTGTGCTATTTGCCAGAAACCAGAAAAATATAAAAGTGCGAATCCCCAAAGTTTAGGGCAACTACTGAGTCTAGCTGTAGACCACGATCATAATAGGAATCATGTTCGCGCTTTGCTGTGCATGGCCTGCAACAAAGGGTTAGGGTGTTTTGAAGAAGATATACTCCGTTTACAAGCTGCGATTGAATATATCAAGAAACATGCGGGAGAAAATTGATGGCTAGGATAGAACCAGATGCCGCAAACCCGCAAGGTCAAATTGACCCAAAAGATTTTATAAGTGCTTCCGAAGTTACTAAAGCGGGCGCGTTGCAGTTGGTTTGTCAGGATGCGCAATCCAGTGAGGCTTGGTTAACTCAAAACTACTGGAATATCAGATGGCGTGAGGCGGATGCGCTGTATCAATCCCCGCCTTCGGTTCTCATGTGGGAAAATACCACAACGCCGCGTTCAAATGTAAATCGCTTCGTAGTTGCGGAAACTGTGAATGCAATTCACCCGCAAATCATGAACGGGCTATTTTATGAGCAGCCGCCATTCGTTCTGCGTCCGCGCCCGGTAATTACCCAGAACACTTCCCGGGCGATTTCCACGGTTATTGCACAGGAATTGGATGAAATAAACTTTCGGCAGGAAACCGATTGGGGGCTTTTTTCCTCGCTCAACTTCGGCACAGGTATTTGGAAATGGGGTTTTAAAACCTACCCGAAGAAAACCACGAAGTACGTTCCGGTAGGAAACACCGTTTCGGTGGCGGCTCCCCTCCCGAATGCTCCGGCCACGATTCTCGAAACACCAGAATCCCTGATGTACAAGCGGGTAGTCGGTGAAGAAGATGTTCACACACCGACTTTCGAAAACAAAGATATCCGTTATGTTTTGCCTGATCCGGCGCTCAAAGTCCCGGATATCCGCAAGGGCAAGTTTGTAATCGACAAGATGTATCTCACGTACAAGGACCTGATTAAACTAGCGTCCGAAGAGTACGTGGATGAGGATCCAAAAACCGGAAAGCAAACGCTAAAGAAGCGCTACGATCTTCCGAGCGAAGCAGAAATCAAAGAGTGGTTTACTAAACCCAAAGAATTGCCTGCGGCTGGGGCGGCGGGCGAGTCCATGTCTCCGCAGGGCACGGCTTATATCCATCACGCCAAGCCTGCCTTTCAACCTTCGACCGCGGATCCACTAGACGAACCTCTAGAAGTTTTGGAGCGCTGGGACAACGATAAAGTCATCACGGTTTTAAATCGTGTAAAAGTCATACGAAACGAGCCGAACGAATTTGGAGTTATCCCTTTCCTCTCGCTTAATTGGTGGAATATTCCTGATGCTTTTTGGGGTCTCGGTCTTGGGCGCGTCATTGGTGTCGAACAAAGAGTTCAAGCGGGCCTCATTAACGCCTGTCTTGATTTGGCATCCCTTATCGTTAATCCGATGTTCGTTCGGGCTCGTGGCGCGAATATTAACGAGCAGCAGATACGTCAACGAATTGGTGGAATCATCGCAGTTGACGGGGACACGCAAAAAGCCCTAACTCTACTCGAACAGCCGAGTATTCCCGCCGAAGTCGTGCAGCAAATTGCTTTGTCGCAATCCCGAGTTGCAACCACGTCCGGAGCGGACCAGCAACTTACCATGGGTGTGAACACGGGTAAGGGCGGGGCCATGCGCACAGGCACGGGCGCTGCGGGTATGATTCAGGCAACCATGAATCGTATCGGCGGTTTTGCCGAAGCTTTCGTGCGTCAAGTCTACGAACCCTTTATCTACACAGTTCACAAACTGAACAAAGAGAAGATGCCGATTTCCTATATTCGGAAACTTCTCGGGGATAAGCTGGGCAAGGACTTCAAGTTCGACGCGAACGAGTTTTTGAACGCGCCCGCTGAGTTCGAAGTTCTGGCTGGTTCGCACTTAGCCGCAAAATCCCAGATGGCGCAGTCGCTGTTCATGATGCTCCAGCTTTTTGAGAATGCTCCTTTGATGCAGCAACTGAACGAAATCAATCTCAAGAAGGTGAACATAGAAGAATTGTTCCACATGGTGCATGACATCTCCGGGTGGAAGAATTACTACGACATCATCCAAGACATGACGCCCGAAGAAATCCAAAGGCAGCAAGCGAAGTCGCAAGGTGCCCAGATGCAGGCCAAGTTGCAGGGTCAGATGGCCATGGAAGATAAGAAGTTCCAGAATAACCAGCAACTCATAGACCAGGAGAATGAAGGCCGAGCCGCACGGGATATTTTCCGCGTGATTGCGGAGAAGTCTGCGGAGCCAGAAGCACTACTTGGAGCAGAAGCCCCGTCCGCAGGAGTAGGAAGTTCTGAACAAGGATAATACATGAATGGCTCCGAGATCGAAACGGCCCCACGACGCCCCCAGATAAATCCACTCGCACTAGACGAGCCCCAAGAACTATCCGATACGGAAAAAATGGATTTGATAGCCGGAGACGATTCTCCGTACGCCAAAGCCATGAAAAAACTCATGCGGTGGGAGATAGCCAAATCCCGCGAAGCCGCAGAGGATTGCGACCCGTCCGAAAAGGAAAAGCAGGTAGCCCTGCTCACGGTTTTGTATGCCCAGAAAAAGTTCTTCAATAGTTTAATGGGCGCAATTCTGTTCGAAAAAACAAGCCATCTATCCGATGTCCGTCAAAAAATCGCACAGGAAGAATTGCAAGACCGAGAAAAGCTTGAATCAATAATTCTCGCAAATCAAACTTAGACGGTTATTCGGCACACCATACAAGTCCAGACAGGCGGTTCCCAACCGTAGTTAGACCCGGAATCCCAATAGGCTTTATGAACATGCTTGTTGGTGCCGCAGTTTGAGCATTGCGGCGGGGTTACTTTTTTGCAATTGCAGTCGCGATACGAACAAACACTCTCTTCGGCTTTAGGTTTTTTGTGTCCCATACTCTTTTTCCTGTCCATGAGTCTGTTCCTTTTCCGGCCACCCGTTTACAGGTTTGGCCTTTCGTGATTCCAACTTCTGTCCAACCATCTCGTTTGTAGATTTCTCCAGTTCGAGGGAGTTCAATTAGTGTCTCGAACCCAACCACTTCGTCTCCATATTTCTTCTGCCAGTCCGTGGCAACCGTTTGACGGAATAGTTCAAGGACCTTCACAGTGAAGTTTCGAATCGGATATTTTCCGTGCGGTTCGACATGATAGAAAATGTTGTTCACAATGTGAACTAGCATCTGTCTTTTTGTTTCAGGTGTTATCCCGAAAAATTTGTCTCGGCCAACCAAATGCAACGTGGCCGAACCGCCAACAATTCCACCATAGTATTGCCCGCCCCACAGCACGGTATAGCAGATGTTTCGGCCTACGAACCCTTTCGGGTTCGAATAGTGAACCGCCATGTCTGCCAGCAAACGCGGGTCAGTTCTTTTGATTCTTTCTAACCTAAGCATCACGAAAATTATACACCACGCGCCAATTAAGCGCAAGGAGAAGTTATGACAGAAGTAGCAGAAGCACCAAAGAAGTGGGTAAGGTCTTACCAACCGAAGGACGAAAACGGATACCCTATCGGTCCGCCCCAGAAATTTGAAGCGGACACTCAACAGGAATTGATTGACAAGCTCGCTGCCGCGCACGAAAACGCGAGCGCTGCTTTGTACAAAACCCGCCAGCAAGTGAAGTTAGGCGCGATGCTCGAACCCGACCCGGACGAGCCTCTGCAAACGTTCGAATCGAAAACTCTCACCGCCGAGGAACGGCTTAAAATTACTAAGCAACTGGCCGACCCAGCCACTGTGGTTGAAGGCTACAAAAGTTTATCAGAAGCCGTTTATGGAGCACCGCCTGAGAAGGTTCAGGAATCTCTCCGTGAACGTGAAATCAGTAAGCGCGTAGATTCCATCCGCGCTGCAATCGCCTTATTCGTCAAGGAAAATCCCGCGTACGTAGAGTGCGAAGGAAACTCCGACAAGATGAAAAAATACATGGAGAAAAATAATCTCCGATACACGGCGAAAAACCTCAAGATTGCTTTCGAAGATTTGTCCAGTGATGGTTTACTCACTGTGCGAACTCCGCAAGCGGCAGTACCAGTAACACCCGTTGTTACTCCTGTAACGACGAACGCACCCGCTGTGCCTGAGGCGATCCCTCCCGCACCGACAACTCCGGCCCCGGCGATCCCGGTTGAGCCTACGGAAGTGCGCCCCAAGAACTCGTCCAGCGGATTAGGACGCGAAAATTCCAGCGCAGTACCTGGAATCACACCACCTAAGACCCCGGGGATTTCTATCAGGGATATTAACAAAATGAGCGCCGCAGAATACCAAGACAAGCTGAAGGATCCTGAGTTCCGGAAAGCTGTCGAAGCTCTGTACGCCAAGAAATAATATCCCGGCACACAAAATAAGTTTGAAGTAGGAATCACATGGCCGGATACAATCCAGCTAGCAACACTACTTCCAACCTGCCTCAGTCTCGCGTTATCTACTACGATAAACGCTTCATTGAGAACCTGAAGGCTCAAACTCCGTTCGTCCGTTGCGCAGAACGGCGCGAACTTCCGCTCAACAGTGGAAACCAGCTTGAGCTTTTCATGTACAATACGTTCGGTGCAAACACCGCGCAGGTTTCGGAAGGCACGGTGCCCACGGGCATCTCCGCTTCGGTCGGGACTACGACCGCCACAATTGGGGAGTACGCAGATTACGCGAACTTCTCTTCTCTTTCACTTGCCACCGCAATCGATCCAGTCGTCGAAAACGTTGGCCGCGAACTTTCTTACCGCCTTGGACAATCCTTGTCCGCAATTACCCGTGCAGTTGCTGACGGCGCAAACAGCGTCGATAGCTCTGTAAAGGTCACGATTGCTGGTGGTACGTCACTCGCGCTCGCAAACATCCGCGCTCAGGTCCAGTCTTTGGCTGGCCGCGCGGTTCAACCTTTCAACGAAGCAGAAGCTCTGATGGCGGGTGTGATCCACCCATTTGCCGTTGGCGACCTTCTGAACGATTCTTCGAATAACTCCGCAATCGACGTTCTCAAGCACACCGTGCCTGGATTGCAGCGCATGGACGACCTGGTTTCTATCGACTTGGCCGACACACTTGAGTTCCCGGCTTCCGGTGTCGCATTCTTCCAGTCCAACTTGGTTACGCTGACGACCGCGTATCAGGGTTCGGCGGCTGGGGTGGTGGCATACCGCACGTACATTTTCGGGAAAGACGGGGTCATAGCGATCAGATTAGGTGGTCGCGGAGATAATGCCATTGAAGATGGCAACTGGAGAAATATTGAGTGCAACATCGTCCAAAACGCTCCATTAAGCGTTGCGGATCCGAGCGGCCTCATCCCGGGTTGGACTTCGTATCGTGTTCACTACACAGCGAGCCTTCCTCCGGACACAACCATGCGTTTGCGCACGATTGACGCAACGAGTGCCATCTCCTAACAATTAACCATTGTTCGAACCTTCTAGAGCATTCGGACGCGACCGGGGCGGTTTTCTAGAAGCCGCCCTGCTTCGTTTTTTTTCGTGCCTCCAAGGAGCCACAAGTGCCAAATTGTATTTATTGTGGAACTACAATTCCCCCCGATGTGGGTTTGCGTTGCGTGAAATGTAATACGCCCGCCAAACCCAAAAAAGGTTTTCAATATTCCGACCAAGACTACGATAAAGAGTTTGCGTATGATCTGGATACGGTCGAGCCCCGAGTTTCAAAAATTTTAGAACAGACTGAGACGCGGGAAATGTCGAAGTCTTCGCAGCAAGCCAAAGAGGAATATCACCGCCTGTACGAACAGAACGTCGAGTCCCGGAAAGAATACCGCTGGGAAAATCAGGCCGAACTTCAACAAAAACGCGAAGGCCGAATTATTCACATGAACGAATTCATGCGCCTGCTACGGCAAGCCCTGCCTGTAGGCTACTCCGCTTGGTTCACCGAAAAAGGCGGCATGGCTAATACTCTCGGACTTTATGTAGGTCATCCTGGACTTTTATCCGGTTGTACACATTTGAACGGCGAACCGCATTACGTTGGATTCGTACAAGTCCCGTGGATGCAGGAGTTCGAGGAATTACATTTTGACCGATACAACGTCCCGCTCGGATCCAAACGCCGCGGCTGGCGAACCATCCTATTGAAACTAATCGAGTCCAAGATTCTGACTGAATCCAAGGCTCATGAAGTTTTCGGAGCACCACTTGAAAATGCAATGGCCCGTCGTTACAGGCATTATTTGCACTTTCTGAGAAATAAAGGAAAACAGGCATGATGGTTTGTTCTTTATGTCGCAAACAACCAAGGCATAGTAAAAGTTGGTGTTTGGAATGTACTCAGAAAAAAGCGAAACAATACCAAACTACCTACCGTAAAAAACACCCTCAGTCCCACCGGGTGGAACGTCTTAGAAAAAGCCATCTCACTCTTTCTGAATACGAAATTCTAAAGCAACATCAGAATTCCCGATGCGCTTTGTGCAGAAAGGAATACCCTATTTTTGATATCGACCACGACCACGGACATTGTCCGTATGCTAGGGCGTGCAAGGAGTGTATTCGAGGCTTACTCTGCCGTCTGTGCAATCGATATCACCTTCCGTGGTTGGAGAAAAATCTCCATCTACAAAGCGAATTTGTTAAGAATTACCTGAAATCAAGGCCATTCTTAGAACAGTTAGCCGCCTAAAAAAAAAATCGACCGCCGTAATTAACGGCCAAGGAGCAATATATGAGTAGTGAATTTGATAAAACGAACGACCCAATAGCGCAGTTTGCTGCCACTCTGCCGAGCAAAACCAACGTGGAAGTTTCAAACGAACTGGCCGCGCTGGAACTCGAAGAGAAACAGTTAGACCTGGAAATCAAGCGCGAAACCGTAGCTAAGATTCGTGCGCAGCGAAACGCCAAACTGGACGAAGCCCGCGCAAAGATGATTGCTACGAAGCAATTCTTGGCGCAGCGCGAAGCCAACCAAGCAAATTGCAACCATCGTAAAGGTGGGATCGGTGCGGAAGCCGTCATGCGCGGCCAAGGCACGGACGCCATGTACGCGGTTATCAAGCACAAGCTCCCGAACGGAAGATATTTCGTTTTGTGCCAGCGATGCGGCAAGGAATGGCACCCAGGATTCCCATTGCTCGGTGAAAAAGAAACTGCCGGATACCGTGAGGCTCTCAACTTCGCTACGGACAATTCTCCCAGCGGTTCCTCGACTTTTATTTTTGAACGCACCGAGTCTCTTGAGGAACGGAGCGCGGTCTAATGGCAAAAACAGTTCAACAGATGTCCGCAGCCGAATATAAAACTTGGTTGCTTGAGAATCCGGACGAAGCCAAAAAACTTGACGCCCCAACTGCCGCGCCAGTAGTTCCAACCGTGGTGTGGCGAAACGGCGTGGCTGTTCAGATTGCGGACAACAGCCAACTCACCAAAAACGGGGTGGTTCAGGGTTAGACTTTCTGCTCCCCTGTTGGTTTGAACCGTTTCACGAACTCGATGGTTTTGTTCGTAATCGGCTCATGCTTTGTTGCCTCTACCATAGCGGCCAGCTTTAGAAGGTTTTTGACATCTCGACCCGTAAGGTTGGGGTTCTCTTCTACGATCACATCTACCATTTTCGGGGCAATTTTGATTCCCGACGATTCTGCGAGCACTTTCCAGATTCTTTTTTGGTCTTCCACGTTCGGCACTTTATATGGAAGTCTAGCTACGCAACGACTAGCAATAGCATCATCCACATCATCTGGGCGGTTTGTAGTCAAAAACAGAATATTGGATTGGTATTCCAGCACCCGCAAAAATACCCCCACAATGGCGTTTTGGCTCAGGTCGCTGCCGCGCTCGTGAACGTATACATCGGCCTCGTCCAAAAGCATTACAGCTTTCCAGCGTTTTGCCCGAGTGAACACTTTCAGGAGTTCATCCTCTAAGTCGTTCGGGTCTGTTCCCAACTGAGAACATTGCACTGAATAGAGGGCTCGCTCCTCGGATTCGGCATACACTTCAGCGGTCAAAGTTTTTCCGACGCCAGGTAATCCTGTCAGAAGAACCACCGCACCCCCACCCTTTCCGGCAATGATATCCTTAAAGGTTTGGTCGCTATGGGATATCAACATTTTTACAAGGTCTTTCTGTTCAATCGGTAGAATCAATTTTTCGGAGAGAGTTTTATCGTACACATACGGAGTTAGGTAGTTGAGATGGATTTGCAGGCGCAGGTGTCTTTTTAAATCGAATACAGCTACGAAAGGGTGAATCGGAACTTCAATCTCCGGTTCTTCGATATCGTTGTCCGCGGCAATTTCAGCAGCCTCCATATCCTCTTCCTCTGCGGAGGCTTGAATAAACAGCTTGTTTGTGTGGGATACCCAAAAGTAGCTATGAAGATACGCTTCTCGATCCGAGTCCCGCTCTTTTTCATCTTCTACGAACACATCAATTACAACGCGCGAGGGCGAACCATTTCTCTCCATTGTAACGGTATTAGTTCGATGCCAGTACCAAGAATCGCTCCGATTCGGGTTTCCGTCTAAATCATCAGTAGCGGTTCCAACCGCGTAAAATTGTTTTCCGATTTCTGGAACCGTCTCCCCGAACCGTTTTGCTTCTACTAGATATTTTGCTCTAAGTTCGGGCGTTTCCATGTAGAAATTTTTACGGGCTAGAGTTTCCAAAACGGTGTACCCAATGCAGTCCTCGCTTTCAAAGTGGACGCGAGTTTCTTTTTTACCCCCAAACTGTTCGTGGATTAAATCCATCGAGGTCCAAGCAGGTCGTACGTGGTCTCGGCCCCGTTCTTCTGGGTGGTATTCGATTTCATCTACATAGTAGGCAAGCCAAATATCCCCGTCTCCATCGTATTTCTTATAGAGCCGATGGCCTGGAACTTTACCAAGTGCCCGAACAAGAAGAGGTTTTAGATTGCGAACCGCACGAACTGTTGGAGAACCTTCACCGACAAGTGCTTGTCGCCACACAGCGATATCTTTGAGGATGACTTTAATTCCATGGACGGTCGGGTGTTCTTGAAAAATTTTTTCGAACGCATCCAATTGTTTCGGGGTTAGCGCGGCTAAATTCACGAACGCTTCTTTTTTCCAACTCCACGATTCTTCGTTATCGAGAAATGGTTTGAACAGCCTCAAACCGATTTCTTCAGCCACGCGCTTCGATAGACGGATTTCCATAGTCCCTCCTATTTAGAAGTGTATCACAGAAAGGTAGCCGAATGCAATTCGCCTACGAACGTGCCCGAGTGGGCACCCGAGCGGCCCAGTGGATTAACCCCAAAAAAGACGAACTACTCATCCCTGACCGGAAAACCGCCTACGCACTAATCGAGAAGTTCGACGTACAGTTACAGGCGAAACTGCCGCGGCACAAACGGGCTGAGATTTTGATTGCAAAAAGCATGATATATGAGGCTTTGGGCGATCAAAAGATGATGCAGGCCGCGGAAGAGGCTTTCAAGGTTACGAAAACCTCCACAACTGCCCACATGATGGCGGTCGCCCATCACCACTTTGGGCGGCTCCAAGAAGCCTGTAATTTTTACACCTTAGCGTACCGTTTCCCGCACGAAGAGGGTTTTAACGTCGATCTGGCTTATACACAGGCCCTGCTATTCCAAGGCAGGTGGTCTGAGGCCCACAGGATGACGCTAGGACTGAAGAAACGGATGGTGTATGCCGCTTACCTGCCAGAATGGGACAGTCGGCCCTGTATGGCGCTCTCAATCGTTTCTGAGGGTGGTTTTGGGGACATAATTCAGTGCGGGCGGTGGATACCCATAATTCGAGAGATGGTCGCGAACGTAACAGTCTACCTGCCGCCATATTTCTTCGAAACTGGGTTTGTGGACCTGATGCGGAAGCAAAGTTGGTGCCCAGAGGTCAAACTCCTAACCGACTGTCCGCAGAATGTTCCAGCGGTCGGCTTTTTCGACCTGCCAGCTATTTTTGATGTCCAGCCAGATAACATTCCGCCTTCCCTCAGTTTCAAGGCGGATCCCATACGGGTAGCGAAATACCGAGATATTCGTAATTCGCGATTCCCGAATGCCAACCTCCCGACCGTGGGCTTCTGTTTCGCGGCCCGCCAGCAAGAGACTCCTTTAGTGCCGGACGGGACGTACCGAGCCCTCACAGAGCAACAGGCGGAAAGAATTCTGGTTGCAGGATTCGAAAAAGTTCGCTTTGTGAACTTGCAAAAAGATTTGAAAATCGACCAGTTCGCAGCACCGCTTATTGCCCGGCCAGAAATCAATTCTTGGGAAGATACGTGCGCGATTATCGAGAATCTAGATTTTGTGATTTCAGTGGACACCGCGGTTTTTCATCTCGCAGCCGCCATGGGGAAACCCGTGATTTTGATTTTATCGGGGGCCTCGGATTGGAAATTTGGTCTAAACGATGAGACGTGCCGCTGGTATTCAAACGTACGAATCATTCGCAACAATGGATTTGGTTTTGAAAACGCCGTCGAAAAGGTTATTCAGCTAGTCGAAAATGCCCAATTCCACAACCCAACTGTCGAAAATCACGCAATTCGCTAAGACCTTCCCAGATCTTGCTCCCATGGTTCAGACCACTGCGGGCGGTTCTTCGCTCGAACCCGCTCTCACGGTTTCGTCCGATACCATGATTGAAATGATTTCCCAGAACTTCAATTGGAAGTGGAATCGTTTTATCGTCCCGACCTTTTACACGAACGGTTTCCAACAGGATTACGCCCTGCCCGGTGTCGTGAATTTAGGCTGGCTCGAACACGGGGTTTTAATTGATATCAACAATACGGCGATTCCGAAACCAGTTTGGCCTTTAGAAGTTGTTCGCGATCTGGAATTTACTTCCACCCAGTACGGTCGGCCCGGACAAATTTGCTGGCTTCCGAATGACCAACTTTATTATGCCACATGGGGCGCTCAAAACACGGGCAATTCCACAATCGGATTGAATCCCGGTCCCAATATGGTAATCGGAACTCTTCTGGGTGTGTACGCTGCGCCGATTAATCCTATTCTTCAAGTCCAGGATGCTTTCGGAAATCTCTGGGTTGTCACGACCTTTGGGACCACAGGCGCAACCAACCCCTTCGCCACGAACCAGAATCCTGTTTTTCCCTCCTCGAATAATCCCACCACTGTCGCAACTACTGTCACGGACGGAACCGTAGTTTGGACTGCGGTAAATCCCAAAGGCATGGGCGTGCGCGTAAATCCAATTCCCCCGCAAACCGGAATCGTTTATCAATTTTATTTGGCTGCGCAGTACAGAGCTTTTGCGTTTTCGAACGGGCCGTTCACACAACTCAGCCAAACCATCGAACCCATACCCGACGATTTCGCGAAATATTTCCGAGACGGATTCGTATCCATGATGTACGCGCACTCGCAGGATCCGCGGGTGCGTGCGAAATTTCAGGATATGTACAACAATTGGTTGAAGTCGCTAAATGATTTTCGAAGGCAAGCGGATCGCGAGCGCGAAAATGCCGGATTTTACCCCAGCAGCCCGATTATACAGGGCCCAACTTTCGTAAACGCCGGGCCCGCCTACCCATTTATGCAAGGTTTCTAATGTTGCATTTCACGATAACAAGCGCACAGGTCACGTACGTCCAGCCGCCGCCCGTGAATTCACAAAGTGAACAGATTCCGAACACTACTTTTTTAAATGTTCAGACGGTGAATTCCAGCGAATTGGATAATCCCGGCACGAACCAACCCGCGGTAGCCAGCACTTTTCCGAGGGTGGCCGATCCCTGGATCGTGAATCCGAACTTAGTCCAAGTGTTCCCAGTGAACAATCCGCCAGCGCCATGACAGAAAACATAACCATCACATCCCAGCAAGCAACCGCTCCGCAGAGTCCGACACCCGGCGCGAAAACATGGGCCCAGTTTTACGGTACGCCCGCACTAACCCGAACCGTAACGGCTTCGGTTGTCGCGAATCCCGTGAGTTCGAGCACAGCTACGATTAACATTCCGTTGGGGAATTAATGTCCGAACTTCACACAACCATAACCGCCAGCCAAGTCAATCCGCAGCCTAGTCCGACTCCGAATCTGGCTACGAACACAGTAACACCAAATGCGAACTGGGACGCTTTTTCCAAGACGCCCGCAGTTCCCGTGGTGCCGTCTTCCACTCTGGATAATCCTGGAGTGGTTCACGCGCCTCCGGCGAGTTCTCCGAATGTCGCGCCGAGCACACACGACCCGGCTTTAATTATTACCACGGCAGATGCCCGAGCAACTTACCAATGGCCGGACGGTTCATGGCGGCAATATCCCGTAAACCAAACCGCTGAAAATCTCGCGTACGGAACAGGTCCACTCTACGCAAACGCGGGCGGGTTCGGCAGCAACAAAAATTCAGGAAGCACAGGGCCGGGGCAAACGTACAATGCAAACTCTTTTGCGCCGGGAGTCGGCTTCGCGCTCGTGCCGAATAATAGCCCGTACAAATAGAGCTAGTCAAAATACTCTATTTTTTCAATGAAGCCGAGAATTTCTAGCGCTTCCACAGCGCACCCATAGTGAGTAACAAAATGACGATTCTCTCTATGTTGGACAGTAAACTCGTCCGGGTTTGCGATTCCCTTCGGAAGCCCGATCCCAGTAAAAGCGCCGCCAGCATTTTGGGCTTGTAACCCAATCGCGCTACGAATCTGTTGGGTTGTGATTTCTTTTACATTATAGTTGTTGGAATCGGGACCCCGTAGGGCTGTGAACACCTCCCACACAGCTTTCGCATATCTGGTCGTGGCGTGCCGTTCGTCGGGGTTCTCAATGTCATTGTTCATAAACGCGATAACATCTGAAATCAGTTTCCTAGCTTTTTTCTTCGCTTTAGAAGCATATTTTTCGTTGGGCGTTTTCATTACTCCCTCCTGTTTTCATGTTCACATATTGAACAAACTATGTCAAGCACTATTTTAACCAGCACCCAAAAAACTCTCCAGAGCGCCGAAAACCTTATTCCTTTGCCCGCTACAGGCCCAACCGCTCAGGTTTTTTCGCAAGGCGATTCCGTAACACAACTTCAGACCGTAACCAGTTCGGTGATTCAAACTTCGAATTCCGTTTCCGTCACGGACGGCACCACAGCGGATTCCACGGCTACCTACATTGGCTCGAACGGCGGAACGCCGATGTTTGCGATAAAAAATCCGAACGGAACCGCGCCACCGAATCTGAATAATCCCTTAGCCGCGCCCGCAATTCCCGGATTGACGCCGCAGGGTTTCAACGATAACGGAACGATTTCACAGGGGTTAATTGGGAAACTATGAGGGGTGTACAAACGGATTTAACAGGGCAAACCTTCGGGTATTTAATCGCTATTTCGTTTGTTGGTAGAACATCTAAGGGAACAGCAAAGTGGTTGTGTCGTTGTGTATGTGGAAAAGAAACCGTTGTACAAAACCCAAACCTTAGGTCAGGAAGCACCAAAAGTTGTGGATGTAAACGAGAAGAATTGCGCATAAACAGAAAAAGACCCCTGCCTTTAGGTGAAGGTGCGAAACGGGCGATTCTCTCTAAGTATAAAAAGTGGGCACGACACAGAAACCATTCGTGGGAACTATCTGACGACCTGTTTTTTGGCCTCACTCAAAAGAATTGTTTCTACTGTGGGGACCCTCCTTCCAAACAGTATCTCGCGAGGCACTATGGCGCGTTTATCTACAATGGTGTAGATCGCTGCGACAACACAAAAGGATACACTCCAAATAATTGCGTTTCTTGTTGTAATACCTGCAATCTCGCCAAACGAAAGCTATCTATAAAAGATTTTATTCAGCACATCAGAAAAATAGCCAAATATACAGAAAGCCTATGAGTAGCGTCCTATTCGTTTTTGCCCGGCATGGCCGAACCGCAGGAAATCAAGACAACATCTACCGTAGTTTGTCGAACGAACCGTTCGCACAACTGGATGCTGCGGGCCGAGATGACGCCCGAGAATTAGGCATTTTCCTCAAAGGTTTGGGCTACGAATATCCGCTCATAATTACGGATACTCTGGACCGTACGAACGAAACAGCAAAAATAGTCGCTGAGATTCTAGGCATCAAGGAAATTGTTCAGGATAAGCGCCTGCTCCCGCTAAAAATGGGCAAACTGACAGGCAAAAATAAAGATGCTAATCCGATAGATGAGTACCTGAAAAACCGCACGAAGAAAATACCGGACGGTGAAAACATGGTGGAATTCGACAAACGCCAAGCCTTGGTGTTTGCGGACATTCTGGAACTCGTCTCGACCCTGAAAAAACCAGTTCTAGTAATCGGCCACGGTTCGAACACTTCTTTTCTATATCACAAAGTGAACAAAGGCGGCAAGGAAGTCGGCTACGAAGGGCTTACCAATCCTGGTGGAGCTTCCCTGTTTACCAGATCCGGTATCACACCCGTTTTCAAATCACGGGCCAAGGAGCCAAAAGAACCCTTGGTTCAACTCAGCCGATGGTCCATAGAATTTGTGGGCGGCAAAGGCACGGACGGCAAACCAAAATCCTGCTTCAATTGCCACATGATGTATTCGAAGCAGAAAACCTGCTCGATTTTGGGTCCAGATATCATTATTGACCGATTGAACAAAGGCGAAAAACTTTACACTCCAGTTTGCGGCGAACACGATCCCGGCAAGCCCACGGAAACAGACAATCCAACTTACCCGTCTACCGAACTAGGCGCGGAAAAAGCCGATGAAGTTGGGCTCGAATGGGCCGAAGGCGACGGTACAAATTGCGGCGGCTACGAAAAAGGCGCTCCCTGTAAATATTTCATCGCGTCCGAAAAAGACAAAAACAAAGAACTAAAAGATGGTGTGTGCCTCGTTTTGAAAAAATCGGACAACAAAGTGGATAGTGACGATTGTTGCGCCGCTCATGACGGTCCTTCCATGGAATGGCGTAACGCGGTCGAGTTGCTGAAAAAGGAAAAGTAATTGGCGACAACCATAACAGTTGCAGGTTCGATAGGATGGAGTCAGGCATTTGTTGGATTCAAAGGCTTGGCTATTGGTGTGGGTTCCGAACCAGCCATCAGCACTGCGAATATCATCCTGCAAACAATTATCGGGCCCCCGTTTTCATGGAATTGGAATCGCGCAAGCGTAACTTTCACGACAACTGCGGGCACGCAGGATTATGTTCAGGCAACTACTGGTTTCGGTTTCATCGAAAAAGGAAGTTACAAAATCCCCGCCGCAACAATTACGAACACAGCCGCAACAGGGGGCGTAGCCACCTACACTTCCGCGAACACTTTCAAGGCTGGGGATTTAGTAACGGTAACGGGCACCACGAACGGTTCCGGTGTTTTCAATATAACGAATCAAACCGTCGCGACTGCGACTTCCTCGCAATTCACAGTGAATCTAAATGCGTCGGTGGTGAGCGCGGGAGACACGGGAACTGCCACGGTCGGAACCACCACGGAGATTTCCGAAGTGTTCAACATTTTGGGCACGGGAAACGAACTCGGCTCGCCAACAAAACTCGCGCCACAAAAAGACGACAACGCTGGAAACATTACGTACCGCCTGCTCCCGATTCCAGACCGCACGTATACGGTTGAAGTCATTTACCAACAGCGCCCGACTTCTCTAATCAATAACGTGAGCAACACTTGGGCTCCGATTCCCGACCACTATTCTTATATCTACCAATGGGGATTTTTGGCGCTCATCTACGCCTACAACAACGACAGCCGATGGGCGCAAGCCAGCCAAAAATTCGTGGCCGGACTTCTGGGCGCTGCGGAAGGGCTAGAAGAGGAAGAAAAAAACATCTTCCAGAACGCTTGGCTGAACACTATCACCGAACAGCAAGTCACATCCGCTAAGGCTCAACAGGGCGTGGGTTCCAGGCAAATAGAATAATGAGTACATCTCTTCAAGCCGCGGGCGCTCACGCTGAAAAAGACACGCGCTGGGCACCGATTTTCACAAACAGATTTTTTCTGGGCCTAGTAACAAACAGGAATCCTCTGCGCAGTCCCGTGGGTGTGATTTACGAACAATACTATCACCTCGGCGGAACGGACGCACTCATCGGCGGCGTAAACGTAGAAATTTCCCCAAGGCTTACAATTGCTCGGCGTCCAGGAAATACGGCGGGACTTTCCACTTTTATTTCATCCGCAAATATTCCCGATGTGCCCGATTCGTTTTTCTCTTTCCACGAAATCGGCGGAAATATTCGAGTAATTGCGGACACACCTTCTGCGATTTATTTAATCGGCGGATTCGCGAATGGTTCCGGCACCGCTTCGCAAGGCGTGATTCCGATTTTCACAAAAGCATCTGGAGCAGGCCAAAGTTTTTTTCAAGGCGTCGGGCAATCGCTTTATTTCAGCGACGCGAAAGAGCAGCAAAAATGGCTGGATTTTGGCGCAGGAAATCCTGGAAATAGTTTCGCAGCCATCACGAACACGGCTCTGACCAGTAATGTCGCCACGATTTCATCCATAAATAACTTTGCGCCCGGCCAAACGGTTGTACTTACGCAGACCACGAACGGTTCTGGCGCATTCAACGGCACTTTCGTAGTGACCGCCGCGAACACCACGCAATTCCAGTTCGCGCTCACCCACGCAAATATTGCATCGGCACCCGATACAGGCTTCGCGAACGGAACATGGAACTGGGGAATTGTCGCGCCGCTTAGTGCGCCAACTCTAAATATCGTGGCGTCTGGATCCGCCGCAACTACATGGCAAGCCAGCACAGTTTTTTCCACCATGGGATTGATTGTTGATGCTAACGGAAATGTCCAGCAATTAACATCTGTAAATGCCCTCGGCGGAAACAATACACAGTTCGGCACAACCGGAAACGGTAATCCCAATTGGAACCAAACTCCGGGCGGAACCACCACGGACAATACAATTACGTGGACCAACTGGGGTCCGATTGGTGTTTGGTCTGCGCACGCAACTTTTCTAAACGATTCGATTGGTGGAACTCTTACCCAACCCGCAGTAATTTTTGACCCGAAAACTGGACACATTCAAGTCAACGGTGCCCCAGGTGGGGCGTCTGGAGTCACAGGCGGAAGTTACCCGAACTTTACAGGCACGCTTTACAGTTTCATCTGGGATGGCACGGTCAAGTGGTTCGACATTGGTGCTCCCGCACTCTGGCAAGGCAGTCATGCGTATGCGGCTTACCTAAACAATAGTCCCACCACGACTGCACACGCCGTAGCGGAACCGACTTTACCACCTAGCACGCAAACAATTTTTTGGCAAATTTCGGGCGGCGGAACCTCGGGTGCGAGCGGGACTCAGCCACCATTTTCCACGACCGTTGGAAATATCACATCTGATAACCAATTGACTTGGATTGATCTTGGAACCGCAACATGGGCTGCGTCCACAAATTACACTCAGTGGACGGGCACGGCTCCAGTTTTTAGCGTTATCAAAGACACAAATGGTAATATGCAAGTTTGTGTTGTCAGCGGAACTTCTGGTGCGAATCAGCCTCTCCCGCAGTGGATAGCCGCCCACGCCTATGCTCTGAACACCCAAATCGTAGACTCAAATTTGTTTGTTCAGAAAGTGACAACGAACGGAACCTCAGGTTCATCGAAAACTCTGAGCAATTCCGCCCTGACTTCGGGAATCGCAACTTATACGAGCGCAGCCCATGGATTTTCGGCGGGCCAGTTCGTAACTGTAACGGGCAGTACGAACAACGCAGCCTTCAATGTCACGAACGGTCTTATTGTAAGCACGACCACAAACACCTTTACGGTAAATATCGCGCACGACAATATCGCATCTGCCGGAGATGTTGGAACTGCGGTGGCCGGGCCAACATGGAACACGACCCCGGGCGGAACCACTACAGATGGCACAGTCACTTGGACAAACCAAGGAATCGAGAATGCCGGGGGTCGCCCAGCCGCGTGGGGGTTCAATTACGGCGACACTACGCCCGATGGCACTGCAAAATGGGTGTGCGTAGGCCCGCCAGTTACTTGGGCTGCCAGTACACAATGGCATCTGCCGTCTGCGGGTTTCGCGCCACCAACGGCTTCCCAGCCCTACGGTGGGTCGGAAGTCAGCACAAACGGATTCGTGCAAGCTGTGATTCAATCTGGAAAATCTGCGGCGTCTCCGACTCCGAGTTTTTCCGCTACGATTGGAAATTTCGTACTGGATCCTAGCACGGTCAATAATCAAATTATCTGGCGGAATATTTCTGCATTCAGCCAAAACTCATTGGCGTTCCAAAAAGGCTATGGCTACGTTTACTCTTTCAAATCTCGAACCGTAACAGATTTGTACGCTCCGCAAGCTACTGGTGGTGGCGGTGTTTTACTCGGGCAATCTGCGTCTACGCCAAGTCCTTTGGTGGACCAAGGGACAACTCCGACAGGCAGCGCGGACGGCACCGTTTCTACTTCTTCGCCAAGCGTTCAAATGGCCGTAGGCGTCAATTCCGGTTCCGTAATTTACGTGAGTGGAAAAGGCAGTCTGGATCCTCAGGTTGATACTATCTCTATTTTCCGGACATTTGACGGCGGTGCGACATTCTTCTGGCTCACGGATATCAAGGCACCTGCGCCAGTTGGCGGCATTGCCCAACCATGGACTTTTGCGGATTTTTTGCCGGACGTGGCGAGCAATCTTTTCTCCGGTTTGAACACCTTAGTTTTGGCTCCGATTAACCACGCCAGCGATCCCCCGCTCGCGGGAGCGGTGAATCTCACGCAATATTTCGGGCGTATTTTCTACAGTGTCGGTTCAACTGTGTACTGCTCGCAAGGTCCGAATGTCGGCGGGTCGAGTCAGCCTCCAGGAAACGGCTACACACAATTCAACCCCGGGCAGTTCTGGACATTCCCACAACAGGTGTCTAGGTTAGTTCCCACACAGGTCGGACTCCTAACTTTTACCACGTCCGATGTCGGAATTATTTCTGGCGGGCCGAATATTCTGACCCTGTTTTCAAACCTCTATATCCAGGGTCTTGGCCTGTCCACCTATAACGGATTGGCCGTGCGCGGCGGACTTATTGATTTATTCACTGCGGACAGCCAAGTTGTTACTCTGGATCCGAACGCGGGCGGCTCGAAAGTTGGGTTTCCGATTGGCGACCAGTTTTTCAAATTCGGCTCCCAGACAACCACATATTCGCCTTCGACTGCGTACGTGGCATTTCACACACAGGGTTTGAACGACGAGGCTCTGTTCGTCGCGGATGGTTCTACCGGATGGTTCCGCGGAGTCACCAGCCTCGCACCAGATTCCGCAATCAGCGGGCCTGTGTGGAGTCCTAAAGCAAATATTGTTGGTGGCACAAAAGCCATTGCTTCGCTCGAAGTTTCACCCGGCCAGCACGCGCTTTTGCTGGGAGCCACGACTTCAAATCAACCAGTTCTTGTCCGTGACTCTACGTACACGACCTTTTCGGATAATAGTTCTGCGTATCCTGCGAACTTTATTTTCGGGTCCATGGTGCTCGCGAATCCCGGACAACTAGCGGAAATTGGATTCATCACCTGCGAATTCTACAAGGTCGGCACGTCCCCGAAACTCTCCATTCTGTTGGATGAGGTAGTGGATTCCGTTCTATCAATTTTTGCAGCGGTACAAAGCGCGGGCAACACAACCTACACTTTCACACTCACGTCCGGATTTACGCCCGTGGTCGGGGACGATGTGAATATTACCGGAATGGCCGACGCCGGAAACAACGGGACTTTTGTTATCAATTCTTTGGGTGCGGGTACTTTTACGGTTGCGAATCCAAACGGAGTTACGCGGTCGGGACAAACCGGGGCAAGCACGAGTTTCGAAGATTTGTCCGCGTACGTAGCAACTGCAACAGGTCTGCCTCCGCAGGATTCTCCGTGGCGCTACGGACTCACCCTGACGGGAACTAGCTTGTACACAAACCGATATTATATGCAACAAAGCATCGGTGGAGGAATTCCGCCGCAAGGAACCTTCTGCCGTCATTGCCAAGTGCGGGTAGATTTTGGCTCGACCGACACCGTGCAAAACGAAATTTTAACGCAAAGCCTGTATGGTGCCCATTGGAACGAGATTTAGCGCCCGACGCGCACGGTTTCAGGTTGTTTTTCTGGAACAGGAGCCTCAATCTTCCTCGGCATCGGGGTTCTTATCGGCTCCGAAATTCCAGTTCTCTTCGTCGTCCCGGTATTCATAACCATCCTCCTCTGGATTGTATAGCAAAGTTGGTTGCTCAACGAAAATCGGCACTCGGTAGGTTCGCAGAAAATCTAGCGTATCGGGACTGATTTCTCGGGCATAATTTCTGGTTAGATAGAATCGCTTCGGGTAGGCATACTGGGCACGCCAGCCTTGGTCGCCGCGAACATAACGGCCCCAACCATAAACCTGTCCGTAGATTCCCTTATATGTGGCACTGATAACTTCATCTAGGGTATCTTTAGCGTAGATTCCGCAGGAGCAGAATTCGGCGGGAACATTGTGTACAGGTGGGGCAGGAAGGATTCCCGCAGGATCAAAAACAGACGCTCGCCCCAGCGTGTTTCCCTCGGCTTTTCCGCAGTACGCGACCATCGGAATTCCAGGTCGCAAAAGATGCTTTTCATCGTCGTCGAAGAAGCTATTTTGCGAACGCAGGGCCATCTTTTTCAAATCTAATTTCCACGCTCGCCAGCCAACTAAGGCTTCCATCATGTTGGTTTCGAATGGTTCGGAATCAGGTTTGTGTTCTCGCAAGGGCGGGGGAGAAAAGATTGAGTGGTTAAATTTGTAACTTACCCAACCGGCGACGATATGAGCGTTCACGGGTTGAGTAAACTGAGCCTTCAGTGATTCTACCATCTCTTTTGGATAATAGATTACGTCCCCCGTCATTTTGGTGTCTGGTTCTTTCATCTCCATCAAATCGGGTAAAGGTTCTTTGGATGGCGGGATACCGAATTCCGCACGAATCCGGTCGCTTAGTTTTTTAAGATTCTCAAACATGGAGATATGTTCACATACGGAACGGAGTTTGTCAAGCCCAAAATGGCCTCGATTTCTAAAAATCGCCAAACCGCACAGGATATGATTAACGCAGGAAAACTAGTCCCTGCGCCGAATCCGATTGCGGATAAACCGCCTACTCCGGTTTCCCAGATCGCGACTAATCCGCTGTCTCCAAATCCATATCTGCGAACACCTCTGCCTGCTTCGTACTCGCAGCAACCCGACCAGCAAAGACAGTGGCAAAATAACGGGTCTATTCCACAAGTTCGAATTCCGCCCACAAGTTTGACTTCGAATCCAATCGTAGGTGCGCAGGCCGCTTCTCAGAGCATCGTAATTCAGGAAACTGCAACAAACGTTGCTACGGTGATTCCACCGCTGCGAATTCCTATCAACAAACAGACGGGAACTTCGTACATTATTCAACCGTCCGATTTAAATACGCTGGTTACTTTTTCGAACAATTCGGGCGGAACTATTTTTCTTCCTAGCCCGAGCGGAAACGCCAGCGGATTCGTACAGTTAATTTTCAAATCCTACGCGAACCCAACAAGTCCCGCAACAGGTGTAACCGGAAATATTACGCTCACGACCGGAAACGCGGCTTTCGTGATTCTCGAATACGGTGGTGGCGGAACTAACGTCGGTGCAACTAGCGTTACGGACACTCTAGGAAATACGTACACTCCTTTCGACGGAGCGTTCCGTTTGCATTCTTTCGATGCCGCGTTTTTTTCGGGTTTGGGCGTCAATCTCGAAATTTGGTACTCCACAGGAATTACAGGCGGCACAACGCAAATTTCCGCGGCTCCCGGGCTCGCGGGAGGTTATCTAAATATTTACGTTCTTGAGTACGCGGGAATTCCAGTGTCCAGTGCAATTATTGCGTACGGGAACAATTTCAGCGGCACTACAGCTTCGTCTCCTCTGACATTAACGACTACAGCTACGGGTGTGGGAAGCAACGATATCGTCATCGGCATCATGGCAAATGATGCGGGCACGGGAACGGGAAGCAGTTTAACCACTCGAATCACCCCGGGTGGACTTTCCTACATTGGCGATCAGCCATCTACTTCACCCGTTGCGAACGTAACGATGAGTTTCACGGGTACGGTAAATTACGCCGGGGTTGCCGCGGTGATGCAGATTTTGCCAGCAATGGGAGCGTTAATTCTCCCGACGTTTTGGTATTGCTGGATTGAGAACACAGGTTCGGGAACTTTCACCTTCCAGTCTCTATCCAAAATAGACGGAGCTTCGGCCAACCTTACAAGTTTGGCTCAGAACAAAGGTTTGTTGCTGGTTTTTGACGGTGCAAATTACTACACAATGCGCGGGTAACACAAGGAAAATATGAACGGGGATGCACTGGAATTGATGAAAGAACTTGGCCGAATCCACGCCGATCTGAAACAAGACATCGGAGGCGTACGAACCGATCTAGCGGGATTCAAAGGCAGTATCGAAGCCCGAGTTGGCGGTTTAGAAAAAGATGTCAAGGATGAGAAATTCTGGAACAACGTGAAAGCTGCGACTGGACCATTCATGGTTTTGCTCCATGTCGGTGCTAAAAAAATCGGGATTAACATCTAGCCATGCTCAAATCGCGCTCCGTAACTGAGAAGGACCGCACGAAATTAGAAGAGTGGATATCTGCCGATTCGGACCACTCCGAAAAATGTAAACCAGATTTTTGGATTGCGCACGAAGATGGTGTTCGGCAATTCGCAATTCAGGATGAGCACGGCGATATTTTTTTCGTCCGGGCCGAAAACGTGTTACGCCTCCATATCCAGTTCGCGCCAAATCAGCGGATTCGCACGGCCAAAGCGATTGACGAATTCACTCCACTGATTGCGGCAGGAGCCAAAAAAGAGCGATACAAGCAACTAATTTTTGAATCCGTATTCAAACCTCTCATCAAATTTTTAGAAAAGCGCGGCTTTCATGCCAGCCCCGCAGAACAGGTCCACGATTTATGATTTATGTCCGCAAAGTGAACAAAACCGATCCAGAAGGCCGAATCGCAGAAGAGTGGCTCGCGAACGACCCAGAACATCAAAAACTAGGTATCACGCCCGAACAAATCTGGGACGGAGAAGTCGCCCTTATTTATGACGAAGATGGACCAATTTACGCAATTCGTTTCCAAAAAGCCCTGCGGGTCGCCGTGCAATTCAATCCCCGAACCAAACTCAGAAACGCGAGAGCAGGTAAGGAAGTTGCTGAGTGGCTCCAAGGTTTGGCAAGGAACTCCAATTGTTCTGAAGTCATTGTGCGGGCAGGCGGTCGAGCCGCGAAATTCGTAAAGCGTCTCGGATTTTCGGATTTTGTAGGACAGTACCTAAAGGCATAAAATATGTGCGGAGCGAGTTCCCAGCAGAAATCAGCATTTGCCAACGAACAAAAAGTTTCTAATCTTTTGACCGAAGGGTTGCAGCAAATTGCCGGAGATAACCAGCTTATTCTCGGAAATTTGGTTAAAGGGTTAACTCCGATCCAAACTGCGGGGCCCAGCCAATTCGGATTCGCACCCGCGGAAGAAGCCGCCTTGCGTACGGACACAGCCGAACAATTGAACCAAGCAAGCGCCCAAACTGCAAATGCTGTTCGCGGGGCGGTCGCGTCCCGGGGTGGTGGAACAACCTATCTGCCTAGCGGTTCGGAAGCCTCGATTATCGGTTCGCTTGCACAGGATACCGCGGTAAAAGAAGCCGAAGCCCAATCCGCAATTACGGCAAAAGGTTACGACATTGGCCGACAGAATTGGGAGTTCGCCACGCAGGAACTAGCTACTGCGCCAGGTGAGCTTGAAAATCCGATTACGAACGCAGGAAGTGCAGCGAGCGGTGCAGCTAGTTCTGAAATGCAAGGTGGAACCGCGATTACCGCTGCGAACCAAGCATGGGAGGGTCCAGTAGGGCAAATTATTGGTGGTGTGGCGGGCGGGGCTCTCAAGGGTGGAATTAACATTGGTGGAGGCGGGCCTGCAAATCTTCCGCTAAGTGATACCAGCGGTTCCACAAATCCAGGAACTGCGTACAGTTAAGGCAAATGACATGATTCGATACGAGGGGTTAGTTTTGGCGCTTGGGAAAATGAACGGATGTTTCGATGACCCGGAATCGCACGCATTCAAACTGCGTAATCCGCTTCTTCTCAAAACTTACCGTCCGGAAAAGAAATGTGATTCAGACCACTACAGAATTTTTTCAAGTGTGATGGGCGGGTTTAAAGCCGGAATCGCAGACATGGTTGCAAAATGTTCGGGTAAAAATAACCGTCTGAGTGCAGAAAACGTACTCAAGGATTTGCTGTCCATATATGGATTCAACCACGAAGTTTCTACGCGCAAAATCGTACTTTTTCTCAGACGCGCACTCGACGACGAAGAGATTTCGCTAAACACAAAACTCACTTATTTTCAGGAATCGCCCGTAGAGGAACCAAACGATGGCAACCGACCCTAACGCCGTAACCGCAACGAGTCCGAATATGGACCAAACTCAGATTCCGGCGAGTACGCAACTCCAGCCTCCCGCTCCGGGTCCGACCGCTCCAGCATCTATTCCCGCGCAAGCGGCAACCCCACCGTCTCCCGGAAGTTCTTTCCGGCACCTAGCCCCGGCTATGATTGGTTCGATTCTGGGCTCGCTCGCAGGCACGCCAACTCCGAGTTATTCCGTGGACGAATCCGGAAAAATGGTAGCCACGCCTGCGGCTCCGCTCACAACTACCCAAAAAATAAAAGCCATCGCCGCGAACGCACTCATCGGACTGTCCGCTCCGGCTCCCGAAAAAGAAAAAAGCGGACTCGCGAACGCTCTCGCAGGCGTGGGTGCGGGTGCCAAAGCCGTTCAGGAAAAAAATCTGCAACAGGATACCCTAAAGCGTGCGCAAGCGCAGGAAAATTTCGAGACGCAACAGCAAACTACGCTGCGAAAATATCAGGTTGCGCACCAAAACGCCCTCACGATGTCCACTTATTTCGCGAACAAAAAACTCGCGAACGAAATGGACCCCCATTACAAACAGAACGAGAGTCTTTTCAACGCAGTTCAGGCTTCGCCGGAATTGGGTGCCCACGCACACGAACTTTCCGATTCACAAGTTGAACAAGAAGTGAAAAAAGACCCCACTTTTTGGGCTACGCACATAATCAAGCCTCTCGGATGGGCTCCGGAAACCGACGCGAACGGACAGCAGGTTATGGTGGACGGCCAGCCGAAATTCTACATGCGAATGGCTGTGATTGACGGTACGCAAGATGGAAAAATCAAGGTTACTCCGGAAATGGCCGAGGATTTCCAGAAATACGGACCAATGGCGCGAATCCCGAACGCGGATTCCATCAAAGCCGGAGACGAGTACGAACTCACCTCTCTTTTACCTGCGATGAATCGCGTGGAAGAACAGCGAAAAGCGGTTTTGGATGGGTGGGCTAAGGCAGAATTGGGGTGGTCAACCGACCCGAAAGATCCGACGAAGGAAAATCCTGTTTTGATTAATCGCGTTTTGCCGCCCGGGTCGCCAGATGCGGTGAAGCCATTGGGTCCTGTGACTCCGCTCCCGCTAAAACAAGAAGAAGGAAAAACCGAACTCCAGAAGGCGCAGGCTGCGGAAGCGGATGCCAAAGCGAAAGAGGCGCTCGCGAACGCCGCGTTGATTTCGGGAAATATCGGAAACGGCGGGCAAGCTGCGATTCCAGCCTATCTGGATGCCATCGGAAAACTGCCCGAGTCCTCTCAAGCTATTTTGCGAAATGTGCCTCCGATGCAGCAAGCGGCTCTTTTAAAAGTCGCGAACGGGGATGCTGACATAAATAAGATTTTTCCTACCCGCACTACGAAGGGTTCAGGACAGTTAGACGCGGCCCATGCTGCTACTCTCACATCCCTGCTTAACCCGCGGTGGACGGAAGGATTGTATAACACGAAACAATCCGCTCAAAAGTCTTTCGCAGACGGGGAAGACGGAAAAGCCATCGCTTCGTTCGGTCAATTTCTTGTCCACGCAGATGACGTGAGGATGGGTTCGGACAGATTGCAGCGCACGAATAGCCCATGGTTCAACGAACCCATTAATACAATAAAATCCAAAGGCATGGGCAACCCCGGCGTTCCCGGACTTATGGCCGATATTTTTGCTGCCCGTAGTGAATGGCAGAATTTCATCAAAAACGGGCACGCTTCGGACCTAGCAGACAGCGAGCAAGGCCGACAAATTATGAGTGATTCCTCCTCCCCTGCGCAAATTATGCGGGCGCTTCAGGAAATGGGAAAACAAGCGGTCGGGCGTCTCGACCAAATCGACGGAAAATGGCGCAGAACGTGGGGTGGACATTATCCCGGACTCATCACGGATTCCGCTCGAACCGCTGCGAACAATCTTGGTTTGGGGGATTATATCAAACAATACCCGTCCGAAAGTGGGGCTATGTTTGGAGTTCAGCCCAACAGCGAACAAATCCAATCTCCAGATAATCCCGCCCAGCGTCCTGCGGGTGCAACAGGCATTGCTCCGGGCAGCGATGGAAAAATGTATTACCACGATATCCAAGGAAATATTCTGGGTCCCGCCCCGAACCTACCATAAAATATGGCCGATCCGAACGATACACCTCAAGCGCAGGATTACTCCGGCGTACAACTCGATATGTCAAAATCCCAGCCATTGTCTGCGGCTCCTGCGGGCGTAACTTTGGATTTGAGTAAATCAAAACCGCTTCCAGATACAAACCCTGCGGCTCAGCCCGGCGCGATTCAAACCCGAAAAGGCGGGCCTGTTCAGAATGTGAACACGATGCCACCACCGACCCGGGAAGACCAAGTGAATCAGGCCCAATCCGCAATCAGTTCCGCTTCTTCCTTGCCCGGACAAAGCATCGTGGCGGGAGTGGCAAAAGGTGCGTACCAAACAGGAATCGGTGCGAACCAGCTTCTCGCGAAAGCGGAACACGCAGTTGGAATTCCTCTCACGGAGGAACAGGAAAGACTTCGCCAAGGCGATGTTTCTCCTTTTACGGAGGCTATGTCTAAAGGTGCCAACGTAGGTGAAAAAGCAGGTGAAGCAGGCGAAGAACTCGCAGAATGGGCTGCGGGCGACGAGGCTCTAAAAGGTGCGGTAAAAAGCCTCGGCTTAGTTCAGAAAATTGCCCAACACGCTCCGCATCTAATTGAACTCGCAGAAGACTATCCGAAGGCTACGAAATTTTTAGCTTCTCTTGTAAAAGGCGGCACAGTTGGTGGTGCCGAAGGCGCGGTAAAAACAGGGTCTGCCGAAGGCGCGAAAGAAGGCGCGGAGGGTGGTGCAATCGGCGGTGTTGCCGGAGAAATAGTCGGTCCTGTGGTGAAAAAAGTAGCCAAAGCCGTTGGTTTAGGAAACACAGCCGAAGAAGAAATTATGAAGGCTGCCCAACCGTACAAAAAGAATTTCAAATTTATCGAGGATTGGGGCAAAGCCAAGGACCGAATTGTTCAAGAGGTCGAAGAGAACGGTAAGTTCAAAGATATGGGCGAGGCTGCCGACCGAATCGGAGACGTGCGCCGCAAAATCTGGACAGATGAAGTGATGCCCGCAATCGACCGCCATGCTACGGAAACTTTCGATACCACGAAAGCCGCCGATGCGGTTCGTGCAAAAATCACGCCTGCGCTGCAAAAGAATTTTCCCGAAGATGCAAAAGTTCTTCAGCAAGTAGCCGACCGATACACCAGTGGAAGTCCGCTTTTTACGGGCGAAAAAACTGTCGGGGATGTAGAAAAAGAAATCGAACTCTACAACGCCAAACTTTCGGACAAAGGGTATTGGAAAAAAACGCCTAAAGAACGGGCAATGATGGAAAAAGCTGATCCCCAAATTTCTGCGTGGCGAACTCTTTCCGATGAACTTCGGAGTTCACTTTATGAACATCTCGAAAAAAATCCTTTGCCGGGCGATCCTTCAAATATTAAGGAACTCAAGGATACGTACGGGGCCATCGGAAATGTCGAGAACGAAATCCGCGGACAAGTTAATGTGGCGGGCCGGGCCAGAAATCTTAGCCTAAAACAGATTATCGGTTTGACCGCGGGCTTCGCGCATGGGGGCCCGGGCGGAATTGCAATCGCGGCATTGCCGATTATCGACAAACTTTACAACGAACCAACCGCTATGCTCAATCGAGCGGTTTCTAAAGCCGCTCCTGCGGGCCCCGTGAAAAAAGCTGCCCAAGCTGTAGCGGGCGCAGCCAGCAAAGCCCTAGAAAATGCTCCGGCAGCCGCGGGTTCCGCAATCGTGCGCGTACGAACCAGTGACGGGACTACACGGGAAATAAATTCCGACCAGTTGCCGGAAGCCCAGAAAATTGATCCGGGATTGAAAGTAGTGCCGTAAATGGCCGACGAATCCGTAATCCAAACAGTTGCCCGAAATATTACTCCTGCTCCAGACACTTCGAATGCTGCGAAAGGCCCCGGGCACGAAATGGATCCGGATTCGCCGCAATCTCAGGGTGTTCAGCAATATAACGAAAAATTCGGTTCACCGCTCGAACAAGCCTACGGACATGCGAAACAATTTCTGGACACCCATGCGCAGCACTTATCTGAAAACGTGCTCAAACCTTTTAGGGAGGGCCTCGACCGGATGGCCGAAGATTTGCAAAATGCTGCGGAATCCGGACGTACAAAATCAGGCGGGGCTCTAAATCCCGTCACTCGCGCACTCGCGGGCGGAACAGGTGAACTTTTAAAAGCCGTTCCGGTCGGTAAGGACGTAAAATCTACCGCGGAAGCCGCAATTATGCCCCCCGCTATGAGTTTGGAGGAGCGAGAAGCCCTTACCGCAGAGCAAGAACTCGCCTTCAGCAAACTAGGGGGCCACAAAGTAGTGGAAGCCCCGCCAGAATTTGCTTATCGCGCCCGTCCAGTTGGACAGAAAGGCGTCTCTGCGGGGGATCGGCCAGTCGCCACAAGTTCTCTTGACAAAGCCAATACGTACAAAGAGAATTTAGAGAACATGACCGGGCAGCCGCACGAAGTTGTTCACATTCCGCTCAAAGGCACGAGCCATACAATTCATTCCGGCCCGAACGAAGGCGAAAAGTGGTACAGTTTCAAAAAAGATGTGCCCGAAGAAAATGTGAAGGCTCCGAAATCCAAGGAAGGCGGATCCGGAGGTGGCGAACCTCCGAGCACGCCTAAAAAACCATCCGCTCCGGAAGAAAAACCATCTCCAAAAGATGTGATTGAAGGCGCGGGTTTAAAATATAAAGGTGAACTTTCCAAAGGTTCCGGCGTTCACATGTTCGAGCATCCGGATCATCCCGGAAAAACCGCGGCATTAAATGAGGACCAAGTTACACCGAAAAATGTCAAGGAAAAAATGACGAGCAAGCTCAAGGAATTTGGTGTCAAACCGATAAAATTCGGGGATTCCGAACTCGTCAAAAAAACGGATGCAGCTAAGGGTTTGAAAGAACCGAAAAATGAGAGTCGAATCGTAGTGGAAGGCGTGGACGACAAAAAGCCGGAAGGAAAATATTCGGACAAGATAAAAATCGATCCGTTTTCACCTAATTACCGACCGAACAAAAAATCTATCAAAACCGCTTGACCTTTCCCAGCAACTATGATACCATATTTTGAATGAGAAGTGATGTTCGCGGGGCCCTCTACATCGGAGCGATTATGGTTTTTGGAATTTTGTGCGAACTAGCCTATGAAAAATGGTATACGAACCCACCTCCTGCAATTCAGTGGCCAAAACCACCGCACGAACGAAAAAGATATTGTAGCCCGTACCCGCCAGATGAGGATTGTTTAATGGTGAATATTTGAAACGCAAACAACCAGAGGAAAATAAATTTCATGTAGGGAATGGCGCAGACGGAAAGCACTATTGGATTACGCCTCCAGAATTGTACGAACGGCTCAATTCACAATATGAATTCGATTTTGATCCGTGTCCGCATCCGAAACCAGAAGAATTCGATGGACTCACCGAAGAGTGGGGCCAGTCAAATTATGTGAATCCACCATTCGGATCAATTCTCCACCAAGGAAAGAAAAAAGGTCCAACAGCGTGGGCGAGAAAAGCAATCGCAGAAAACAAAAAAGGAAAGCGAGTTGTTTTGGTCTATCCAATCGATAAATGGGTTCTCATGCTTTTAGCCGCAGGCGCAAAGGTTTCAAATTTAGGAGATGTCCGCTGGCTCGCCACTGAGGACGGAACCGCAGGGAAAGGAACAGGCCGACATATTGCCTGTTTTGTGCTCGAATGACGGGCAGCGATTTCATTAAAGCGGAAATGGTTCGGCTAGCTTATCTGGACGCCTTCTCGGAAGGGCTCGATGGAATGCGGGCCGTTTGCCATACCCTCAAACACAGAAATGACGCAGGTTGGTGGGGCGGCAACTGGACGGATTTACTTTCGAACCACAGAATGTACTCAGCCCGAATCGAACCGTACCCAGACACCTTGCCCGATCCAAGAATTTATTCGGTGCAATGCCTGCTCCAAGAAATCGACGGGATTTTTTCGGGCGCACAAAAAGACGACGTGACAGTTCCAGCGAATCCGAGTTTTCAGGCGAACGTGTACAAACCCGCGCTTTGGTACGCGAGACTCGACCAAATAACCTCAGAAACCTTCTTAAATAATATTTCGCGCAAACCCGAGTTACACCCGCGGATTGCGCAGGTAGGGCAGATGTTCTTTTTCGCATGACCACTTCTAATTCCTACCTCCTTCAAGAATACGGAATCACTCTGGCCGAACGTCAAGCCATCGTGGACGAACAAGGTGGAAAATGCGCCGCGTGCGGACGGGTATTCGATGGGACTGTTCGGATGGAAGTGGACCACGATCATAAGATTGCCCGAACGAAACTAATCATCGAGCGGCTTCGGGATTGGAATTGGGCGGCATTTTTGAACGAGACCGACGCCAGTTGCATCGCGATTGGTTCAACCCGAAAAGAGGCCCGAAAAAAAGGCCAGCGTGAACTGTTACGCCGATCTGTGCGAGGTGTGCTCTGTGGTGGCAGGTACGCCGGATGCAACCGAAAAATCGGGCGCATCGACAAGATTCCATGGCTTCAAGCGGTAACGCAATACTTGCAGAATCCCCCTGCAAGAAAAGTTTTAAGGATACCCAATGAAGAAACTAATCGCAGTCCTACTCCTAGTTCTGATTCTGCTGCCTAATTCTGTTCGGTCGGCGGAAACCCGTCCGCAGTTTGTTCAGAAAGTGTATGCTTCGGTCGCGCTTCTTTATAAACAAACCGAAGACGGTGGAATGAAAATGACCTGCACGGCCACTGCGTACAAGAAATTAGACAAAGATGCGGGCTACCGATTTGTGAGTGCATCTCACTGCGTTTCCGGGGAAACGGACCAAGAGCAGAAAGCCTCGAAGTATTTCATCACTTTCGACACTACGGGTGAGAAAACTTTTATTCCGGCTTCGCTCGTGATGGCTGGAGACCGAAAAGTAGGTGATGATTTCTCTATTTTTGAGGTGAAAACCGCTGCTAAATTGGAAACCGTGCCTCTAGGGGACAGTGATAAACTTACAATTGGGGACGCAGTAGTGAACGTGGCTTCTCCGCTCGGCCTCGGTAAACAATTTTTTCAAGGGTATATTTCCGATACCGTGGTGGATAGACCCCCCCTGGATGCGGGCGATGTACAATGGAAAGACGTAATTTTGGTCGCGATTGGCGGCGGGCCGGGTAGCAGCGGATCCTCAATTGTTTCGGAGGACCAACGGGCGATTATAGGATTTCTAGTCGGCAGTTTCGGAGAAGGCTCGAATATCGGCCATATTGTCGTGCCCGTTTCGAAGTTCAAGAAATTTGAAACGGCTGTAGATAACCATACCTACAAGAAAACCCCTCCGAAATCGGAAAGTCTTAAATCGCTGTTTTAGTTGACTTTTCAGCTAATCTGTGTTACCGTGTTTGTCGGAGGATAGATGGGACAACTGATTCTGGCGGCAGTAGCAGGCGGGTTGATTCTTCTGTTCATTGCAACGACTCTGATTTATCGCGGTCTAGTGAAAGGCGCGGAAGCCGAACGGGACGAAGCCGTGACTTTGGCGGCGCAAGCCATGGAAGCAAAAACCGCCGCGGAAGAGGGTTTCGCACAAATCAAGAAAGTGTTCGAGGAGCGGATGAAACTGCCCATTCAAGCAATTATGACCGATGAACAGGTAGATAACATCGCAAAATATCTTGCCAGCCGTTTGCTGACTGCAAATCAAATCACTTCCATCAAGGCATCATGACAGACTTCGAAAAATTTGCTACGGACCATACCGTTCATAATCACTGTTCTGGATGCGGGGGTTGTATGCTCGATCCGCGAACTAAACCACAATTAGTGAGCCAAGTTTGGTGTGTCGCGTGTTTCAGAAATATTGACGCGAAACTGCCCGCCACCGCCTCTCGTCCTTGGCGTGGAGGAGTGGTATTTGATGGGGAATTAAGGTCCGCATGAGCGATACAATCACTCAAAAAATTCAAGCGGATTATTCGTGGCTCACTCACCATCTTCTTTTGCTCGGGCTTACGGGTGCGCTCGTACTGGGTTCGGTTTACGGAGTCGAAGCGCTTCTAGCAAAACACGCCCACGAAGCTGCTTTGGATAAACAAGCCTTCGCTCAAACCCTGCTCCAGCAAAACCAGCAATTTCAGCAACAGACCCAGGCAACGATAAATTCCCTCGCGCAGCAAAATGCCACGCTCCAAGCCGAAGTCGGTTCGCTCGCAAATGCAATTGCCAGTCGGGACGCGCAACTCCGAACACAGCAGGCACAAGTTCCCCAACTCACACCCGATCAATTGTCCGTAGAATGGCAGAAAGATATCAAAAACGCGGGCAATATAAAACCTTCTACGGGCGGCTATTTAGTGGACCAGCAAGCCGCGATTGCGAGCGTTCAGGCCATCGAAGCTGTTCCTGTGCTCGAACAGGATGTTTCAGATTTGCAAAAACAAAACTCCAGCCTGCAAGTTCAGTTTGTGAACGAAGTAGCTATCTACAACGACGAGAAAAAAGCGCACGCTTCGGACAATGCGTCGAATACCGCCACAATCTCCGCAAAAGATGCGGAGATTAAAGATATCAAAGCGCAGGCCCGCAAGAGCAAATTAAAATGGTTCGGGCTAGGATTTTTGGCGGGATTTTTCGCACGGACGGCGGGGTTGTGATAGTAGACGGGAAACCACGACTTTATATTCCATGCCCGAATTGTCCAAACGGTTCGTGGCGTGGCGACCATCTCTCCATTGGTTTCAAAACCCATTGGGCCTGTGAAAGCTGCCATTGGTATTCGAATATCGAACGAATCAGCGAGGGTCAATTCAAAGTTGAAGGCCGCAGCGAAAAAGAAACACCTGTCACGGTCACTCTAAAGTCTGTCACCGAACCGCCAATCTATCTGAAATTGAACGCTTGGAAATACGCACACAGTCAGAAAGATACTCCAGAAGAGTACGCTGGGCACCAAGAATATTTTTACAACGAACACACTTGTCCGACGAACTGGACTCGCGAAATAGAGCAGATTATTTTTCAGGGCGACACAGACCCGCACGGAGTTTTTCAGTTTGTTTCAGTCGTGGACGGACACTTAGAAACATGAACTTCTGCGAACTGTGCGGGTTAACCGAAGATGACGGGGCTAATCTCGACTTCTGTTCGGATTGTGAACAGACTTTTTGCTCCGGGTGCGCCGGAGCCCATGAAGAGTATTGTTTAGGTCTAGGAGAATAGATGGCTGGATATTCTGTCAGACAGTGCCCGAACTGTAAGGAAACGAAAAAGTTCCGGAAAGACTGCCTGACCTGCGGATGTGTGAAAAACGCTTGGAAAGGACAGCCTTCTGCGGTTCCAACCATTGCGCCTCCTACGCCACAGCAACAGGTTGATATCGAACTCGAAAAACTTCGGGTCAAAAAAGAAGGCCATGGTACCACTATTTCGATCCTCCAAGAACGGGTGCTCCAACTCGAAAAAGAGAACGAAGCCCTTCTAAAAATTTCAGCAGCTACTCCGCAAATCATTGATGTGCTGCCAAAGGCTCCAACAAACAAATCCGAATCCGCAGCGGTCCTAGTTTGGTCCGATTGGCATATCGAAGAGGAAGTTCGCGCCGAGGCGGTAGGTAATAAAAATGAGTTCAATTTGGAAATCGCGGATCGGCGGTTTCAAAATCTTCTGCATGGTGGGCTGGCTTGGTATAAAATTGAGAGTCAAAAAACCACCATTAAAACTATCGTGATCGCTGCGCTCGGGGACTTCATTTCCGGGAGTATCCACGAAGATTTGGCGGAAAGTAACCTACTCCCACCAGTCGAGGCAATTTATAAAGCGCAAGGAATGCTTGTTAGCGGCGTGAAATTCATCCTAGACAACACGCCCGAAGACGTGGAAATTATTTTTGTCGGCCACTCCGGAAATCACGGGCGCATGACGAAAAAACAGCGGATCGCTACGGAAGCCGGGAATTCGCTCGAACTTTATATGTTCTACAGCATTCGGGATTTTTTCAAAAACGAAAAACGAGTGAAGTTTGTAATCTCGACAGGCTACCACTCGTTCGTACGATTTTTCGAAGGTCAATACGAAGTCCGTTTTCACCACGGTCACATGGTGAACTACCAAGGGGGAGTCGGAGGCATCACGATCCCGGTCAACAAAGCCATCGCCCAGTGGAATAAGGCACACCCAGTCAACCTCGACGTATTCGGCCACTTCCACACCCGTTTCGACGGGGGGAACTTCATTGCAAACGGGTCTCTTATCGGATACAATGCGTACGCTGTCAGCATCAAGGCAAGCTACGAAAAACCTAGCCAAACTTTCTTTCTGATTAATAAAGAGTTTGGTGAGAAAACGATGGTCGCTCCAATATTTGTCGAACATGAACTTTCCGCAGACGGGTTAAAAACTCAACCATGGTGAGAAATTGAAGAAGGAGCTAACAGAAGCAATTGCGCTCGTCCGTAAGCAGCATGGAATCACCAGTATCATGCAACTTGGTTCGACAGACAAGCTAAAAGTAGACGTGATTCCCTCTGGCTCGCTTGCCGTGGATATCGCTCTCGGAATCGGTGGTTTCCCCCGCGGGCGTGTAGTGGAAATTTATGGCCCGGAAAGCGGTGGAAAAACCACACTCACTCTTCACCTAATTGCAGAAGCTCAAAAACTCGGCGGGGAATGTGCTTTTATCGACGCCGAACACGCCTTTGATCCTGTTTACGCCCGAAAATTGAATATCGATACGGACAAACTTCTTATTTCACAGCCCGACAACGGCGAACAGGCGCTCGAAATAGCGGAAACTTTAATCAAAGGCGGGATTGATGTAGTGATTATTGATTCAGTGGCCGCTCTGGTGCCTCGCGCCGAACTCGAAGGCGAAATGGGTGATCCGCAAATGGGTCTGCAAGCCCGGATGATGTCTCAGGCGCTCCGAAAACTCACGGCCATCACCGCAAAATCCAATACCTGCCTTGTTTTTATCAACCAGATTCGCGAAAAAATAGGCGTGATGTTCGGCAATCCAGAAACCACAACTGGTGGCCGGGCGCTCAAATTCTACGCAAGCATCCGCGTGGATATCCGCCGAATCGGTAAACCCTCCGAAACCGATGGAGTGAAAACCTCTAATCCCATAAAGCTGAAAATAGTGAAGAACAAATTGGCTGCGCCTTTCAAGGAAGTCGAAACCGCTATTATCTACGGCGAAGGCATTTCCAAAGAGGCCGACTTAATTACTTTCGGAGTAGAAAAAGGATTGATTGAAAAATCCGGCTCGTGGTACACTGTGAATGGCGACCGAATTGGCCAAGGCGCGGAAAACGCCCGGGTATGTTTAAAAAATAATCCTGAGTTGCGAAACCGATTGGAATCCACTTTGCGGAATTTGTATTTTCCGGAGGCGAAATGACATATTCTGAAAACCGGGCCGCACTCATCGTCAGAATAAAAGCAAATCGACAACAGTGTGAATTAGCCTTATCCCCTTTTCTCGGGATAGAAGATTTTTATATTTTCGATGATCTTCTTTCTGGTGAAAAGTTTATCATTCACAAAAAAGAAATCGATGAGTAACCCCGCACCGTACAAATTTTGTGAAGCCCACATGAAACCAAGCATCGGCCCCAACCGATGCCATGAATGTTTTGGTGCCCAACCAAACCCCACGAACGAACCTGTTCACAAAGTGAACACTACACCTCCAAGCACAAAACTCCAAGAAAACGGAAGTATTGTGCAACAAAATGTAGTGCCCGAACCCGCCCTCACCGATCCCACCGCTCAAAAAGTAGTCGAAGCCGCCCAGAATTATGCCCGAGCAATCGAAACCGTAAAAATAATCTCCGAACAATTAACAGAAGCCAAGGAACTCGTGGCTGCGCTCGAAAAACAACTCAAAGGAAACCAGGATTTGGCAGATGCCGCGCAAAACGAACTACGGGAAGCGACGGTGAAAAAATGAGAGTTTTGGTACTCGGAGACCTAATCGTAGACAAGTACAGAATGTGTATGGCTACTCGGCTGTGTCCAGAAGGTCCTGTTCCCGTATTGGTCGAAGAAAAAAGTTTTGAGTCCCAAGGCGGGGCAGGATTGGTTGCGAACCAACTTATTGAATTGGCCGGAAAAGAGAGCGTGGTTTTCATCCCCGGAACGATTTCAACGAAGGAGAGAGTTTTTGCAGACGACCGATTGATGCTCCGAATTGACCGTGATTCCCCCGAACCTTTAGATTCGAAATTTTATGGCAGAAACATCGCGGCGCAATTGAAATCCCCACCCGACGCGATTATTGTTTCGGATTACGGAAAAGGTTCTTTCACTGGTGCGCTTTCCCGAGATATTGTTCGGGCCGCAGACACTTTAAAAATTCCAGTTTTCGTGGACGCAAAAAATTCATGGGATGCCTATTGGGGTTGTTTCGCAATGTTTCCGAACAAAACGGAAACAAATTATCACAAACTATGCGGAAGCATGGCAAAACACGTCATCAATAAATTAGGCCCTGATGGGTGTTCAGTAGACGGAAATCCGATCTCAACAAAAAACCATCCAGTCCGAGACACAACCGGAGCCGGAGATTGCTTTCTCGCCGCATTCGTGTACAAGTATTTAGATACCGCTCCGCAATTTCGAACCGCACAGCATGATTTAGAAGAATGCGCCCGATTCGCTAACAAAGTTGCAGGCATCAGTGTGGAATTTGTGGGCACTCACGTAGTTACGAGAGCAGAACTTGAAAATAATTGAGCCGTCTTTCGAAATTCTGACTCCGTGGGGTTCACTTAATGAACAGGTGGGCGTTCAACTGCTACAGTTCATAGAGCGGATGGCTCGAATTTCGCACCGTTCGGAAGACAAACAAACTCCCGATTCGTGGAAAAGATTTATACAAGCAGTTGTATTGGAACACGGGGATTGGAGCGTAGTCGAGCACGCCTCGCTCACCGTAATTTTCAGAGTTGACCGTGGAGTTACGCACGAACTCGTCCGGCACAGACTTTTTTCATTTACACAAGAGAGCACAAGGTTCGTGAATTACGGAAAATCCGAACTCGAATTCATACAACCTGCCCGAATCGAAGAAGGCGGGCATGTCTATTCCAATATTCCAACATGGGAGCGAGCCGTCGCGGTTTCCGAACAAGCCTATCTTGAACTTCTGCGAAACGGAGTGCGCCCTCAGGAAGCCCGCTCAGTTCTACCAAATGCGCTCGCGGCTACCATATCGGTAACTGGAAATCTCAGATCATGGCGGTGGCTGCTTTTGGCTCGAACAACGAAGGAGACGCATCCAGATTTTAAAAGAGTCACAGTTCCTTTGCTCGCGGAATTTCAGAAAAACATCCCGTTACTTTTTGACGACATAGTACCCGAACAAAAACAATCTCAGGCTTTTGCGAGGCCACATTGAAATCTGTCTATCTAATCGGTTCGCTCCGGAATGAAGCCGTCCCAGAATTCGGGCAAGAATTACGAAAAATAGGATTGGACGTTTTCGATGATTGGTATGGGGCCGGAAAAATTGCGGACGATTCATGGCAGGCATACGAAAATTTACGTGGCCGGAATTTCGCGGATGCTTTGGCAGGATACGCCGCCCGGCATGTTTTCCATTTTGATAAAACTCATTTGGACCGCTGTGACGCAGCTATTCTACTCCTCCCTGCCGGAAAGAGCGGCCACCTCGAACTAGGCTATATGATTGGTTCTGGAAAACCAGGCTTTATTTGGGAATTATATAGCTAACTCCCGTATGAAAACAAAGGACTTATAACCCCTGTGTTTTCAGTACGTACCAGTACTAAATAGTTTGAGAAAGTACTTGACTCCCTTGAGGTAGTTATGTACACTGTATCTAGTGGAGGCAATCACATGGGACTCGGAAACAACAGAGATTACAAAACAAGAGCCGCCAGAATCACTCGCAATCTCATGGCTCATCAGATTCTAATGGAGCGCAATATGCTGGCTGGCGAGTCGAGAGAAGAAGCATCCAAATCAGCAATGCGAGAATTGAAAGGAATGACCAAACTTCAATCCGAGCGATTGATAGAACGGCATACAGGGAGCGGACTGTGATTTGCAAATGTGGGCATCATCGGGCCGACCACATGGGCATGGGGCCATCTCGCGGAAAGCCGATTATGTCCGCTTGCTGCATTTCAGAGTGCGGCTGCATTGAGTGGCGTCCAAAAAGAAACAGAGACGATGCCCACGCATTCTGCCGTGAGTTGTTAAAACGAACCATGACAGAAGTACGCCAACACTTCACCGCCGAAGAGATAAAGGGAGCGTGGGTCTACGACGCTGGCGGAAGAAAAGAATATGAGTTTCACGGTGCGAACAAAGAATACTTTCATGGTCTGGACGCTGACTGTGCGTGGAGCGCAAAAGCAACGGGGTGGTCGAGGATGCTGCACACTAAATTAGAAGGAAGAAAGGCGGAACTATGATTCGTCGATTCATTAACTGGCTTATTGGCGAGTGCTATTGCGAACAACCTGAGCCACTACAAATCGCAGCGGAAGCGGGAATTTGCAACCGTTGTAAGCGTCGTCTTTGGGGCGAAGATTTCAATCATTGGCTATGAGAAAGGGAGCAAACCATGAACACGGAAGCAATCAGCTTGATATTAGTAATCGTAGGTTTTGTGTTCTTTCCCGCTATTTTGATGGTTTATAGTTCCTATTTAGACTTAAAAGTGATAGCAGGAAAACAATGAGCCGCTCCACTATCAGCACGTTCAAGCTATTTGAACTGTTCCCCGATGAACCTACCGCTCGCAAGTATCTGGAGGGGCGTCTGTGGCCTAACGGTGTTACCTGTCCTCAATGCAAGAGCAAAGAGCGCATCACGGTTCGCAAGGATGGCTTCTATCGTTGCAATGCTGACAAGCTGGACTTCACTGTGAGAACAGGAACTATTTTCGAGCGGTCGCACGTTCCTCTTCACAAGTGGCTGTATGCGATGTACCTGCTAGTGACCGCTCGCAAGGGAATCTCTTCCCTGCAACTCGGAAAGGAAATCGGTATCACGCAAAAGTCCGCATGGTTTGTTCTCCACAGGCTCCGAGAGGCTTGCGGCACCAAACTGGAAATGCTCAAGGGCACAGTCGAAGTGGACGAAACGTTCTTCGGGGGCGAAGAGAACAATCGCCACATGTACGACCGCATCCACAAGCCAAGAGAACGCTCGGAGAAAGTAGCCGTCATTGGCATCCGCGAACGTGGCGGAAATACTTATGCGGCTGTGACTGACAGCATCGGTGGACTCGCCCTCCGCACCGCTGTTCAAAAGAACGTACTGCCCGGCTCCCGCGTTATCTCGGATGAGGCTCCCGGCTACAAACGTCTAGGTTCCGAAGGCTACAAACACGAAGCCGTGAAGCACGTTGCTGGTGAATACGTCCGTGGGACGGCTCACACGAACGGAATTGAGTCGGTTTGGGCTGTGATGAAACGTGGGATGCACGGCGTCTATCATCACGCCGACCGCAAGCACGTGGGACGCTACGTTAACGAGTTTACCTTTCGCCTGAATCAAGGGAACGTCAGCAGGCACACCACGGAGCGTCTGGATAGTTTTGTGGACGCCGTAGCAGGCAAGAGACTGACGTTTGAGGCTCTGACCGCATGAAAATCCTAGATGCCGTCACGGACGTTGTGCTCGCTTACAAGCCCAAACCAAAGACTAAAGCCGCAAAGCGTAGAGCACGAAGGAATAAGCGTGCGGAGAAAACTAAGGCCAAGTCAAAATCAAGGGAGTCAACTATATAATTCCCCTTTATTTTGATGGACAAAGAACCGGAACGCTACGACGTGATGTACAATTTCGCGACCGGGGTATATTTTTCTCGAAAAGAACTACTTGACGAATTAGCCCTAGATGTGGTACCATTCTGATATGAAACGCTACGTAGTTGGATTCATGTTTTCGGGAGATGGTTTGGATGTCTGTTTAATTCTGAAAAATCGTCCTGAGTGGCAGGCTGGAAAATTCAACGGTGTGGGCGGCAAGATAGAACCAACCGACCAAAGTTCCGCTGCCGCGATGTGCCGAGAATTTTTCGAGGAAACAGGAGTAAACACGGACGAGTGCGAGTGGGATAATTTCCTACTCATGCGATGCGATAAAGAATCAAAAATTCCGGGCAATACAAATCCTTTCGAAATATATTTCTTCCGAGCATTCTCAACCAAAATCTGGAATGTCGGAACCACCACAGACGAAATGATTTCCATAGTTTTGGCCGACGACCTTCCTGGAAACGTGGTTCCAAATCTCAAATGGCTCGTTCCCATGGCTCGAAATCGAAACATGCTGTACGGAGAAGTGACCGTAAAGTGAAGGTTTACCTCGCAGCCGCGTTTTCTCGCCAATCTGAAATTAAGGTTGTGGCAGAAAAATTGCGACAAGCGGGAGTTGAAATCACTTCAAGGTGGATCGACGCAGAGACGATATACAAAAAACCTACGCGGCTTCGCACCGAAGACGGCTTTCACGACATCCAAGACCTTCGAGCCGCCGACATTCTTGTTCGCTTCACGGATACGCCTAGCGGCCCAACCGTTCCGTCCCGATTAGTCTCATGCGCCCGTATGTTTGAATTTGGAATGGCATGGGAACGTGGGATGCCAATCTTCGTGGTTGGCGGAAAACAAAACGTTTTTGATTATCTCCCGAACATTGTTCACTTTGTGAACGAGGAAAGTTTGTTGAGTTATTTTAGAAATTTAGAACCGTCATTGGACAGAATTCTATGAGCGAAAAATGGGACCGCCGCTATCTCGAACTAGCCAAACACGTCGCTCAGTGGAGTAAGGATCCGAGCACGAAAACCGGGGCTGTGATTGTTTCGCCGGATAATTTTGTGGTTGGCCTCGGTTACAACGGATTTCCGCACGGCGTGGAAGATACCAGTTACCGCCTCAACGAACGTGAACTCAAATACAAACTCATCGTGCATTGCGAGCGTAACGCGATTATCTCGGCCCGGCAGAATCTTTCAGGAAGCACCCTTTACACTTATCCGTTCATGTCCTGTGCTCCGTGCGCGGGCATGGTAATTCAAGCCGGAATCAAACGCTGTGTTTCGTATGTGAACAATAATCCCCGCTGGCAGGCGGATTTCGAACTCACCAAAACCATGTTTCAAGAAGCTGGCGTCACACTAAATCTCTACGAGGAATAAAATGGCTGATTTGAAGGATTCTGGGACTCGCCAGGAATTCAAAACTGGGGCTGTGCGTGATACCGCAGGAAATAAACCCCTGCTCGAACTCATCCCAGAATGGGCCTCGCTCGCGTACGGATGGGTGCTCGAAGCGGGCATGAGAAAATATTCCGCCCGCAATTGGGAAAAAGGGATGCCGATCTCCCGGTATATTTCTTCTGCAAAGCGGCATCTTGCGGCCTACTCTCTCGGTTTTCGGGATGAACCCCATCTTTGGCAGGCTTTTTGGAATATCGGCGGGGCGATACACACGCAAATTTTGGTGTATTTAGGGGTTTATCCGGCAGAATTTTATGATTTACCGAACCACATAGGAAAAGAGCAGGCACCGATTTTATCTGAATTCGAGCGCGAACGAATCGATGCGATGATTAAGAGTTCGAAGGATTCGAATCCGCAACGACCTTCTGGCGGTTGCGTGAGTTAGTTCTGAAAATAATCTCTTCGTTCGATTTTCCTTCTTTACATCCACACTTACCCCAATCGTAGCTGCAACCGTTTTTACCGTGCGCCCAGTTCGAGTGTCCGCAAACTAAACAATTTTTGTTTCCGTATTCGTTCAGCAAATCCATAGCTTTTTCACGTCCCAAATCTTCCAGCCTGCTCATCCCTTTTTATACACCTTTCCCTCCCAACCTTCCGCCGCAAGCAACAATCCCGGCGCATACTCCGGCACGAACTCCATACAAAACTTCAAATCCGACAGTCCAGGCGCGAACGGATCATCATCCTCTTCGGCTACGGCTTCGTCATGCGCGTGAAACACTAGGTTCATGCCCATTTCATCCGCCAAAATCATTCCGTGCGTGAACACATCCCGGCTAAATCCTTGGTCCCCGTTCTCCGTTATTTTTCCCCCGTAGGTGTATACCGATCCCCATTTGTTTCCTTTTCCAATTTGGCCCACACCGTGGCCAATCCCATCGTACATAATTTTATCGCGTTCGTACTCTTCTCCGTCTGACTGTCTGCGAGCGATCTCCGTCTCAACTCGGGCATTTATATAGTGCAAGCCACGTCCAGATGGCAGAATAATCCGCAAAATGAATGTGCCGTCTTTCCGAGCCCGCCGCTGAAAAATACACTTTCCAACTTTCACAGTTTGCCCGGTTTTTAGAACTTTCACTGCGGCTTTTTGGTATTGGTCCCACAGTTCCACGACTTCGGGATATGAATCCCGGAAAGTCTCCCAAGCCAGATAGGATTGCTCCGCAGTGAGTTTTACGCCCATGTTTTTCGCGTAGCCCATCAAGCCAGTCAAAACAATATTACCCTGCCCGTCATCCTCGGTTTTGGCTTCATAAACAAAAACTGCGTTCGGATGCTGCGAACAGTGTCGCGCGTGCGGGTCTTTTTTATACCGGACCTCTTTTTTGCAAACCGCGCAATATCGAACTGCGCCCGGCCCAAGTCCGTACCCGGCTCCAAGAACCGCGGGCTTTGAGGTTTGTCTTTTTTCCGCGGCGTCTTTATCTTTTTCCTTATACGCCTTTATCAAAATTGCGTACGCGATGTGGTACATTTTCGTGCCGAAATCAATGTACGGATCTCGGCCATCTCGGAAAACTTGCAGGATGGCATCGCAGTTCGCCAGCCAGCCGAGCACCCGATTTTCAATTGCGGATAGGTCACACACCACCAGTTTTTTTCCTTCGGGAGCCTGAATCGCAGACCGAATGCAGGAAGTGGTCATTCCAATAATTGAAGGAAATCCCGGCTGCGGATCGAACCAAGTTTTTATTTCGGCTTCCGTGGCGTCGTAATTTTCGATTCCGAGCGAAATCAGTTCGAGCGCCCGGTCGTAGTGTTTTTCTATTTCCTTATCCGGACGGGGCAAATTTTGCGGTTGGAAACTTTTGCCTTTTTCACCACCGCCTTTTCCGGACCAACGGCCCGTGCGAGACGCTCCCATAAAAGAAAAAGCGTGACGCAAACGGTCATCCTCACTGAGCAGGCTCAACAAATTCTCGAATTTCATGTACGAAATTTTCGCGGTCTCTTTTCGCAATTCCAGAGCCCGCCGACACAGAGCCGTAATTCCAGAATCCTGTGCCAGAGCCGCTTTCACAAAATTCTTTCCGAGCGACATATGCGGATATTGCTGCGTCTGCGCCCATTTCAGAAATTGGTCGCGGGAGTTGGGATTCGCGACTTCAGTAATTTCTTTCAATTTCGTGGTGAGCCGTTTTTTGGATTCCAAGGAGAGCGCCAGAGCGTTTTGTACGAATTTGCGGTTTACAGGAATGCCGCGGTCATTTATTTTTTGGTCGAGGATCCAGGCGCGGCGTTCGGATTCGGGCAAAGGAATATTCGAAACCAGTTTCAGGATTGCCCGTTCCGCAACCACGTCCTGTTTACAGTAGGAACCGAATAATTCCCAATCCCGAGGTTCGTCCTCCCAGTTATGAAACTGTGGCTCTGAGATTCCGAACAAAGTTTCCTCGCCGCCTTTATGGTAGGGCATTGAGAATTTTTTAATGAGGCGTTTTCCGTCCGCAATCTTGGCGAGATCGGGAGGCAAACCAATAGCCATGCCAGCATCTGCAAGATGGCCGGGCAGCGAAAGGTGTCTAGCCCAGACCATCGGATCGACCCAGCGCGAGGTAGGAAGTTCTATTTTTAATGGATATCGGAAAATGAAGCGTTCGAAGGCGGTGTTCCAAGCAACTAACTCCACGTCCGATTCGAGTGCTTCCTGAACTTCTGGTGGAATTCTGCCGCCATGCGGAAACCAGAGCGCAGGCTCATCGTCATCGAACGCCCACGCAAGCATCAGGGGCCGCGTGGAAGGATGTTTTGCGTAATTGTCAAGGCCGACTAGTTTTATGTCTGCGACACTAGCTGTTTCGAAGTCGAGGAAGAGTTTGGTCACTAGAATCCGAAAAAGTCTCTGATACGCTCGAAAAATGTAGGTTGGATTTGAGGGTCTGAAACGACAGTGGACAGTTGGTTTATCAGGTCCGCCAAAATCGGGAGATTCGCTCGCGCAATTGTCATACTCGCTTTATCTCCGTCTGATGTGGTCCACACCGATCCATGTACTCCATCTAAATCCACAAAAACATTTTCCCATCCATGGTCACGAACGCGGATTGTCACTCCGCAGGGCAATTTCTTAGTCAAATTCACAGGTTCTCTCCTTGTTCACTATGTGAACAGCGTACGGTTTTGACGCGCACGAAAAACAAGCAGGCTGATATTCCCCTTTTTCATCCCTGCGTCCGTAGCCCTCTTCTTTGTGGGAGCAGAAATAACAATCTCCGTTTTCGGCGGTCCATTTAGCGGTCATATTCGTATAATTTTCGGTTTCTCCGTTGGCGCGGGTTCCTGCCTGTAATGCAATTTCTGGTTTTTAGGGGAACCATGGTGTGTTCCATAGTAATTCCACCCAAGCGAGAAACCTGCGAAAACCAGTAAGAGAAACCCGGCGATTGCTCGAAAATTCATACAACCCCTCCCTGCGGATAATTTCTACTTCTGGGCCGTCCTCTGCGGGATCGGACTTTTTGCTCATCGTGCGAACAATTCTATCCTATCCCAAAAACCCTGTCAAGCAAAATCTTTTGAAAAAGATGTTGCATTTTAGGAAAACCTGTGGTACTATGTTTTCAGGAGGATTGAGTTGAGCGAAACCGAAATTACATATTCACAAAGTGAACAGGTCAACGAGCTAGTCGCGGCCCTCGCAAAAGCCAAGCTGAAGTATGGGGAAGTTGTTAAAAGTAAAGAAAATAAATACACAGGGTCCCTATATGCCGATTTGCAGGATTTGATGAATGCCGCCGAACGGCCCCTAGCTGAGGAAGGTTTGGTAATCGTTCATTTTCCGCTCGAACGCATCGAGCAAAAGAAGGCCGGAGCCCTAACTAAGCTAATTCATGCGTCCGGACAGTTCTTCGGGAATCAGTTCCTTATGCCCGCTACTGGCAAAGCCTCTGGCGGCGCAGAAAAACTGGATGCCCAAACCGTGACAGGCGGCGTAACTTACGCTAAACGCTGCAATTACGGTGCTTTAGCCGGATTGGTAGGTGAAGCAGACGATGACGGAAACGCCCTGGCGGACAAATCCGACTCTCGACCCCCAGTTCCGCCGACGAAAGCACCAAAAGCACCCCCCGTAAACCAAGCGAAAGCTAATACAGGTGGGGATCGCCCGAATTCACATAGTGAACAATCGGCGGTTCCGAAGGCGGTTATTCCTCCGGCAGAGCCCGTAAAGACCCCCACGCCGCAACCAGCAGCCACGCAGACGAACGATCCCAGTTTTAACGATGTTGTGCCTGTCCAAGCGACTTTTCCCCTAGAATCGCCTGCCAGCACGTCTCAGCCGGATACAAGCGAAAAACCCACAAAATCTCAACTTGATACGTACACAGCCAAGGTTCGAGACGAAATTCGGCCTGCTCTGGAACGGGCAGGGTTAAAAGCATCGAAAAATGCCACGGTGGGAGCCAAACTCAAAAATTACCTAGTGTCCGCTTTTGGGACGAACGGGGCCAAGGACCTTACGGACTTGACAATTTCGCAGTGGGATGCTTTTATGAATACATACAACACAACCGATTCTGCTTCGTTCGCGGCTTTGGTTGAGGGAGGGAATAAGTGAGCGAAAATCCACAAAGCGAACCAAAAACCAGAAAGGTTCGGTCGGATAAAGGTGTTCCAAGAGGGAAGTACAAGCCTCGAACGAAAAAGGATGGCGCAAGTGAAACTGAGAATAAAAAACAGCCCGACTAAGCCGGAGCCAGTTTTTACGCTTCTCCTTGAAGGCGGGGACGATGGGGCTCAACTACTCATCGAAGATGAAGCCGGAAATCGCGCGGGTCTCATCCAAATAAACGTGGAAGGCGGACTTCTGGATATTCAAAAATCTCTTCATTACGGCAATTTTAAGGGATTTCCTATTCGGCACATAACATTTTTTCCGAACAGTCAATGTCAAAAAAGTTCTGCATCCGTGATTTACGATAGGGAGGTAAGATGAATTCCGTCGCGCTCATCGGGCGTTTAGGCCGCGATCCGGAAACCCGCTATACTACGGGCGGAAAAGCCGTCACGAACTTTTCCATAGCCGTGGATTACGGTTTTGGTGACAAAAAAACCACAAGCTGGATCCCAGTGGTCGCGTGGGAAAAGACCGCCGAGCTTGCGCAACAATATTTAGGCAAGGGTTCGCAAGTCGCGGTCACAGGAAGGTTACAGGAACGTTCGTGGCAGGATAAAGAAGGAAACAAACGGACAGTTCTGGAAGTGATCGCGATTGGCTTGGATTTTTTGACGAAGGTGGAAAAGAAAAACAGTTCACAAAGTGAACAGCCGGAAATCCCAGACGAAGATATTCCTTTTTAGTACGAGTTGCCCGCAAGGTCACTCTCCGCGGAAGCCGAAGCTCATACCCAAGTGTTCACGGTAAGCGGACAGCGGGCTTATGAAACACCACAGAGAAGGGAAAGCCGCCGCTAACAACTAGGCTTGGCAGTTCGGAGAGACGAACATTATGCTCAAAAAACTAATCGATCTGTTTTTCCAGTATGAAAAATTGACGATTTACCCAGAAGACCTGCGCACAATTTTGGGCTATCAAAAACGACTTGCCCGAAACAGATTGGATAATCCTGATTCGCACGCCGCGCCCGCGAAAAAATATCAACTAATCCGCATCTACAACGGGCAAAAAGAAAAATTTGAGTACGAGACTCCGTGCAACTAAATCCAGAACAAATTCAAGCAATTAATTTCCAAGAAGGGGCCGTAAACGTACTCAGCACAGCGGGGGCAGGGAAAACTACGGTCATCTGCGAAAGGGTACGCAGGCTTTTTCGAGAAGGCGCAACACCAGACGATCTATTGGTGCTCACGTTCACTAAGGAAGCCGCCGAAAATTTAGAGGTACGCCTGAAACTCAAAATACCAAAAGATCAAAGAGGAGGCTTTCGCACTTTTCACTCATTCTGCTTAAATCTTGTTCGTCGGGAAGCTAGATACCTGCCGTATGGGCTATCCAGTGAACCTTTTCCAGATGGCCCCGTTCTCTCGAAATTATTGCTTACCGCAATGAAAGAAAACGGAATTCGACGTAAGCAATTCGAAGAAGTGCGGGCGTATATCTCGAAAAAGAAAAGGGAGCGAATCCCGCCAAACACGATTTTGGACAATGATAACGTTTACGACGATCCGATGTTTTTTCGAGCATACCAGAAATACGAACAATCCCTTCGAGACGGAGGAATGCTCGACTTCGACGCCATGATCGTGGAGGCGGTTAATATTTTGGAGAATTATTCCGGAGTTCGCGACCGTTGGCAGTTTCGGTGGCTTATGGCGGATGAGGGCCAAGACACCGACTCACTTCAGTTTAAATTGCTCCAACTGATTTCCGAGACGCACAAAAACATTATGGTTGTCGGGGATTTCAATCAATGTATTTATTCCTTCCGCGGTTCGAATCCCGAGAACTTAGTACAATTTGAAAATTGGTTTCCAGGTGCGCAAACTATTTTGCTTCCCGAGAACTATCGCTCGACCGAAACGATTGTAGCCTATGGAAAAAAGCACGCACCACTGAAAAACGAACTGTCCGAAACCATGCGAACCCAGAATCCTCTAGGTGTGCCAATTGAATACCGAATGTATCCCGGCCCGTCTGAGGAAGCAGAAGCCACACTTTCCGAGGCCATCAAAGACCCCGCAGGATCGGCTGTTCTGGCGCGGACAAATAATCAAATTGGAGTGTACGAATCTCTAGCTTTGCAGCACAACATAAAATTCAACTTGCTCGGCCAAAGCGGTCTCTGGAATAAATCAGAAGTGAATCTCTTGGTGAATTTTGCCGCATTCTGCTCGCAAGATCGCCAGCCAACAAAAAGTTCAGAAGAACAGTTGCTATCGCATCGAAGGCGAATTCGTAATCTCCCTGCAACCGAAGCCCTGCAAGAGATTATGGGAGTGCTAAATCTAGAAAGTTGGTATGCAAACGATGATTACGCAAACGACGAGAATTTTGCAATCAGCAATTTACGAACGGTTGTCGATATCTCAAAAAGATTCCGCACACTTAATGAATTCTTGAATCATGCCCGCAGAGCCGCCCACGTTCGCAAACACAAAAAAGCTGTTACATTCGGAACAATCCACGCGGCTAAAGGATTGGAGTTCGATCATGTATTCGTAATAGGCGTTCAGGAGCGAAAACTCCCTCACGAACGAGGCGATTTCGAAGAAGAAAAACGTCTGTTTTACGTGTCCATTTCTCGGCCTGCGAAACGGCTTAGGATTTCTTTTGCCGGAACTCCGTCGCCATTTATTGTGGACGAATTGACGCCGGAAATTCGCCAGCAACTTCACAAAAACGCACAAACAGTTGAAAAAATTCAAAAACAACAGGAGCTATTCCCATCGCTTACCTCTACATAAATGCCCAAGGCCGCGAGGTCAGAAGCCATTCATATAGCGCCGGATCGCTTTTTCACGAATGCGCCCAGAAATATAAACTTGCCCGACTCGATGGATGGAAAGAGCGCGAACAAAGAGCTTCGCAGCAATTCGGAATCGCTCTGGAATCCGCCATCAAAACCTACCACGAACTTGACCTAGAGGAAGCCCTCAAGGATTTTCGAAATCTCTGGGCCGCCCAGCGTGGACAGGATTTGAAATACACGGCTACGGAACAAAATTGGGAAGTTCTGGCAAAATCCGGCGAGGAAATGATCCGGCTTTACGACCTGCGCCTGCCGCTTTTTCCGATTGATCCCCGAAATGTAAAATTCCAAATCAAATATTACAAGGAACTTTTTCCGGGCGATACAAACCTTTCAGGAATCGAGTTCGTGGCCTATATCGACATGGTGACCAAATCCCGAGCTACTCTGGGCGACAGCATGATCGTGGATATTAAAACGTCCGGCAAGGCTTTCGACTCAACGCCCGGAATGCTTTCGTTAGACCAACAGCTACGAAGCTATGCTTGGGTTACGGGCGTTCCGGACGTGGCGTTTTTGAATTTTATAAAGACGGGCCGAAGCGTAGACCGAGGGGATTACGTCGCGCTTCTGGAAAACCATCCCTCTGGAATCAATGCGGGCACAGGCATGGTTGTGGCTGCTCTGGATAAAGGCGACGAATTCGCGACAGGCGATCTGGCCTATTTAGTCGCGTCCGAAGCATTAATTGACGACATGAATCAGGCGCAGGGCTACAAAAACGGAAAATTGGAACAGACGAACGCAGCCAAAGAACGAAAATTAAACTGGCTCAAAACCTATGCTTTGCGGGTCCCGTTTGAAACCTTCACAAAACAAAAAATTCAGTTTGTGAACGCACATATCGGCCTGAACGAACAGTTAGAAACTGCCCGCCAGATTGGACAAGACGTAGCGCAAATCGTGTATTCTAACCAAGAAAATTTTTGGCCCCTGCAAGGCGGTATCAGATTTCCAAACGATAAATGTGTTCGCTGCCAGTTTCGCGGAAACTGCTTGACAAATCCGCAGTTAAGAGATACACTAGTATTTCGCTCCGATGAGGAATGGGATGCCCCGCAAGCGGACTCCGAAGAAAACTAAAATTTGCAACCTCTGCGGCGGTTCCGGATGGATAGATTTCTACTCCGTCTGGGTAATGTTCAAGTGTGGCCGATGCTTCGGTAGCGGGAAAATGCGTGCCTGAACTCACCCGATTCGATTTCCATGTAAATAGGTTTCTCCATTCAGATGACGTAGAAAGCATGACCGCCGAAGAAGTCGGGCAGTATATTCTTCTGCTTGTCCATTCTTTTCTAAAAGATGAAGCCTCCCTCCCAGATGATCCCGCGGTTCTGGCTCGCTACGCCCGAGTGAAAAAAGTCTCCGATTTAGTGATGAAAAAATTCCCTCTCGTGAAAATTAACGGGGTCCCGCGGCGGCAGAACGGGCCGCTCTACCAAGAATATTTACGAGCGAAGGCGCGTTCGGAAGGAGGTCGTAAAGCGGTCGCAGAACGGTGGGAGAACGATAGTAATACGAACGTAATACCACCGCATAACGAATCTAAGCCAGTGGTAGATACCCATACCATACCATACCAATCCATACCAACCCACACCACACCCAACCATTCTTCTCTGGGTTCGGGCACATGGAAAACTCTTGCAATTCGATTCCGAGGTGTTCTAGGGAAATTTATTTCCTCTACGAAAACTAACAAACAAAAATATTCGGAGTTCTGTTCACAATACGGAGAGGACCGAGTTCTCGAAGTTTTTAACCAATGGGCTGATCAAAACAAAAGTTGGGTAGCCGATAAATCCGACGCCTTGTTTTTCTTTTGGAAAGAACTGCCCGACATGGTTGAGGCAGAATCCTCCGCACAAAAAAGCCAGGAGCCGGAAATTCCAGAGGAACAGGTAGCCGCCGCTATTATGCAGCAATCTTCGGATCGACAAAAAGAAATTGCCCGAGAGTTGGAAGAATTAGCCAACGCGAAAAAATGGGAACAGGACCATAAGGATGAAATATGATTGTTTCCGAGCTAATCAAAGAACTTCAGAAACAAAATCCTAATGCTAGAGTTTTTCATGCTTACGACGGTGATGTTGTGGTGGAAGAATCTGGAATTGTGGAAGGAATTGAAAGAGAAGAACAGATTGGTATTTGTTGGTGGCGAGTTCAGGTAGGGGATGTTGTTATTTTGAGTGCTTAATGTACACTCCCAAACAAATCAACGACCTGAAATCCGACCTGTCACTCTGGCAGTTGGTACAGGAGCGGGTTCCTTCGCTCGAACAGGTCGGGCAGGAGTTTAAAGGAATTTGCCCGTTCCATTCGGAGAACACGGCTTCGTTCACATTGCGGACAGACGACGGGGTGTGGCTATTTAAGTGTTTTGGTTGCGGAAAACAGGGGAATGTTTTACAGTTTATTCAGTATGTGGACAACATCAGTTTCAACCAAGCCGTAGAAAAAGTAGCCAACTTTCTAGGTTGGAAGAGAGGAAAAGAAAGTGTCGAACAAACCTTTAAGCCCCTCAAGGAAGAAAAAGAAGCCGTTACCATCCCAATCGATAGACTCGCTGAGGCAGAGCGTGCTCTTGCAAATTCAGCAGTTGGATTGGGTTGGCTTAAATCGCGTGGCCTTACACTTAGCACTGCAAAAAATTTCCACATCGGGTATGTCCAATCCGCCAAAGCAGTCAATCCTCACCATCAGTGGGTCGGAGAAGGATGGATACTATTTCCGACTATAGACGGCGATAAAATAACGGCTTTGAAATACCGCTCAGTCAAGGCCAAGGATTTCCTGTACAAAACAGGAATGAAAACCAGTCTGTTCAATCTCCAGAATGTGGATCCATTTGAGGACTGTTTTGTGGTGGAAGGCGAGCCCGACGCCATGGTTTTGGCGCAGGCGGGATTCGTCGCTGTAGCGTACCCAGGAGCCAGCTATAACCCTACGCCCGACGAACGGGACGCGCTCACACGGGCCAATCGTATTTTTTTGGCGGGCGACATGGATAATCCCGGCCAAGCCGCTATGACGAAGCTCTGGACCGAATTACGCGAACGAACCTTTAAAATCGAATGGCCGCAAGGAATGAAAGATGCTAATCAAACCTATTTGGAAAAGTGCGCAGGTGATGTGGAAGTTTTTAGGCAGGAAGTCGAGGCTCTCAAGAAAAAAGCACTCGAACAACCGATCCCTTTCGTCTACGATCTCCGGCAAACCCTCCGCGGGGCGGCTTACACGAAGCCCATGGATGACCCTGCCAGATTGAGATTTCCGTGGTCTAATATCGACCCATGGTGTGCAGTTTTACCAGGGGATATTATGGCGGTCTCTGCGACCGAAACGGGCACGGGAAAAACAAGCTGGGTGATGGACATCCTTTTGGAAAATACCGTGAAGTACGGAAAAGTAGCTGTAAACTATTCGGGAGAGGTTCCTCCGAAACAGTATTCAGTTCGCGCTGCTGCGTATCTTTTGCAGAAAAATAAAGACGAAATTACCGAGCAGGATTTGCACACGGCGGCGGATCTTCTGAAAGATGCCCAGTTTTACAACGGCTACAAGCCGGGCGCGAATTGGCGCGAAGTCATTGAACTTTTGGAATGGGCAAAGCGGCGGCTTGGCGCAGATATTTTAGTGGTGGACCACCTGCATTTTCTTACCCGCTCCGAACGGGACGAAACCCGGGCGCAGGCCGAAGCCATGCGGATGCTCAAAGATTTAGCCGTGAAATACAACGTGATTATGATTGTTTTGGGCCAGCCGCGAAAACCTCTTGCAAACCACCGCGGCAGGGAGGCCGTGACACAGGATTTAAAAGGCAGCGAGAGCTTCGGCTCAGACGCCAGCCAAGTTTTTATTTTACACCGTGACCGAAAATCCAATGGGGACGACGAAAACATGCCTATTTTCGATCCTGTGTGTAAGATTAAGCTTGATAAAAGTAGAGAATCAGAGCCCCGTGCAACTAAGCTTTTCTTTGACGGCGCTAGGTGTACATTTGGTTTGTTAGAAAGAAACTATAATGAGTATGAGCAATAGTGGGCGTTTTTGGAGAAACGGGAAAAAGAAGTGCCCTAAATGTGGAAAAAGGAAGCCTGAGACCGAATATTATAAGAGCAAATCCAGTGTGAATGGATCAAACACTGAAGGTTTTATCGGATGGTGCAAGACATGCCACAATCACAAAGGGCTCCTCTATAGGAGGGGAGTCAAAAGACTAGTTTTTTCTTGGTACGGAGGAAAGTGTATTTGTTGTCAGGAACGATGGATTGATTTTCTCACCCTCGACCATGTAAACGACGATGGGTACAAAGACAATATACTTGACCATAGAGGGATTCGGCGCAGGCTTGGAGGATGGACGGAGTATTTGAGAATTAAAAATCTGGGGTATGAAAATCGACCAAAAGATCGGCAGGTTCTCTGTTTTAACTGCCAATGGGGGAAGGTGATTAATAAAGGATTTTGTTCTCACCATCCAAGAATAGATTTGCGAATCAGAAAGGAACTACATGAGTACGAGACGAACTGAAGCCGCAGACTTAGTGGACGGCCACATGGCCCAGCGGCTTTACGATTTGCAACGCGACCCCGTTAGATACCAAGAAATGTGGGCACGTCTAGAAAAACAAGCAGAGGAAATAAATGAACGAAGCCATCCAAGTTCTAGCTTCACAAAGTGAACAGCTAGTCGCGCATCCAAGCAGTATTTTCGAACAAATCGACTCGCTCATCCAAAATCTTTTATCCGCAGAATCCCGATTGGACCACGGATACGCGAAACTCGGTCTTCTGCTTACCGAAGTGTCCGAACAGGAACTTTGGCGCGAAGCTGGATTCGAATGTTTCGATGATTATTTGGTCGAAACCGCCGACAAACACCATCGCGGACGCACAATGCTTTGGCATTATTTTACGGCTGTTCGAGAAATGAAACCCTATCTCACCGAAGGCCAGATGAACGAAATGGGGATTTCGAAACTCGGGGTGCTCAAAAAAGCCACGAAGGAATTGGGCTTTCCGCCGAACCAAGAAGTAATCGATACGGCGCTCGACCCGAAAAAAACTGTTTCGGACGTGCGCAAAGCTGTCGCGCAAAATCATAAATTAACAGAGCCAGAGCAGGAAGGCAGTTGGTTCGATCTCGGCGGATTTTTCGTGACGAACGAGGAAAAATTAGTAATCAAGGAAGGTTTCGAGGCTAGTTGGAGAACGGATCCCGTAATCCAAAAGTCCGTGAAGGAAACGGTTCGCACGAAAGAAGGTTTGCTCCGGCTGTGCATGGACTATCTCAGTTCACATAGTGAACAAGGTGAAGCGGCGTGAAGGCCGAAGACAAGTACGAATACGAACTCATCACCGACCGGGTAGCTAAGAAACTAAATATGATGTCCGAATCCCGGTTGGCGGAAAAAGTAAATCAAGCGTGTCTGACCTCTGGATTCGGGAGAGAAGTTTTGCGACTGAATACGCGGGATGTGAAATTTCTAACAGATTGCGGGGTTAAGGTGGAATGAAGTCCAAACACTTCCTTATCGAGTTCCCCGCTCTTTCGCACTATGTAGTTCATGTCGAAATCAGTTCGGACATCAAGAAATCCCTATTGAAGTATCCGCCGACGAAAAGTATTGAAATGGAAGAAAATACTCATGGATTGGCGGTCCACACGGACAATGCTTTTAGCTACATTTTTCTTCCGTACGACACGTCCGCAGGAGATATCGCGCACGAAGCGTGGCATGTGATTCGGCACATGATGGAATATTTAAGTATCGAACTAGACAACGAAGCCGTAGCCTACCATCTTGGTTACATGGTGAACAAAATTTTCAGGTTTTTGCGTGGGCGGAAATGAGCAAAGTCTGGGTCCAACTCGGGGATAACGGCGAGGCTGTTCGGATTTTCAAGAATCAAAAGGAAATGTTTTTCAGTTGCCCGGTGGATCGCGAAGCCTGTATGGAACGGTCGGTTGCTACGGGACAGATTCGAGCGGCTATCTGGGCCCGGCAGAATGGAATCTGTATTCGATGCCCGAATCTGCTAACCAGTGGTGGAATGCACATGCACGAAAAGGCACATCGCGGGCGTGGTGGCGATATTTCCCTCGAAAATTCCGAGGGATTATGTTACCAATGCCATCTAGGAGAATTGGGTGTGCATCCAGAGAAACAACTCATGTTCACAAAGCGGAGGGACAAGTGACTTTTCCTTACACGCACCAGTGCACAGATGATTGTGAGCTAATTTTAGAGCCCGTTCCGGGGGCAGACGCGTGGCCTCGCCGCCTTTTGTGCCAAACGCACGGCTACCCCGGAGAACGCCGCAACGAAACGATTCCGAACACAGCGGAACTCGAAAAACGGAATAACTATGTAGAAGAAATAGCTTCGCCTGCGGACGTGTACGAAATCGGTGGAAAGGAAGTTTCGCAGTACTAATTTATGGAATGCCCGAACTGTAGTAGCCAAAACATTCACGCGCACGACACTTATTGTGACGATGAACATGAAGAAGGCGATTGCTTTTCTTTTTATTGCGATGAGTGCGGAGAAGGATTCGACAACGAATGAGTTTACGTCCCGCACTCGTCCATTCCTGTTTTGACCAGAATCGCGTGTTCCAGTTCATGGAGCCCTTCTTCTCTGCGAACCTAACCAAAGCGGATTTAAGGGAACTTTGGGAACAGGCGTCGGCACATCTCGGAGAAATACGGCCAAAAAATTGCCGCTGTTCTTACCGAGTGACCGTGGAAGAAGCCGATCTTTTGGTGAAAAACGGAATCGCAGATTATCTGATTACGGATTGGCGATACAACGAGGAAAAGAAAACATTTTTTCCTGCGCCGAATCTGAATTTGGTTTGGGGCGGAAAACAAGCCGAAGATTTAGGATTAATCAAGGCTTCGTACGCAGCGAAAACGCCAAGGGTGATGACTTTGGAGCGGGCAAACTTGGAACGAGCGTACGTGGACGGACGACAGGATGAAATCGACAGAATCGAAATCTGGGGAGAGTTAGCCCGAGAAGTCATAGCCGACCTGACGACCGAATATTGGCCCGAACTGGACGATCCGTTCAAAGGCCGGGCGGTGCTTCCGCTAATCGGATTTGACCAGCGCTCGCAGCCAGGAAAAAGTGTTGACAAAGACTCTGGAATTTGGTAGGGTAAGGTATGAGTAGTCAAGAAAAATTCATAATTGCTTATTTGTTCGTGATTCTTATTCTCGTTGGGTTCGTGGCAGGCTACCAGGCTGGTCACCCAGTGAACAAAAAGTGTGATTGCGGAAACATCTGCTCCACGACGAGTTCACATTGTGAACTAAAAGAGTGCCCGAAGCACAAAACCGCAGGCGAGCCGCTTTCGAACAAACAACTCCAAGCGTGGTTTGACGGCTTGAACGAAGAATATTTTATGAGCCGCCTGCCCAGAGCCGCCGTGACGTGGGGCGATCTCACGATTTTGAAAGATATGGGCGTCACGATGCACCCCGAAGGAAATTTCATAATTATTATTGACCGGGACACAAACCGAACCAAGTCAACCACGGAAGAAACTATTTCGCACGAAACCTGTCACGTAGCCACATGGGATTTGGAAATGGATGCGCACGGACCAAAATTCCAAGCCTGTATGGTGAATCTGGCAAACAAAGGTGCGTTCGAGGGGATATGGTAAATCCAGACAGTCCATGGAACTGCTACTCTTGGGTCCCAAAAGGCATGGAAAACATACAAGATGAAAACGAGCCGCAAGATTCTGTTCGAGTGTTGCCGACTTTTGATGATGGAAATCCAGGAGCAGAAACACTCCCGGGAAGCGCTGATTCGGGCGCTAATCAGAGAGGAGGCACAGCCAGTAAAAATACCGACTGACGATGAAGTGAATGAGCGTATAAATCAGCTTCAGGAGGTGGCTAAAAAGAACTTGACAAACCAAAAAGAGGGTAGTAAACTGTAGTAGAAATAGCATCATCACGGGGGCTGTTTCGCCGTGGCGGTGGGGCAGCCCCACTTCAAAGGAAAAATGACCGAAAAAACCAAATCCATTTTTGCTTTCTTCGTCGGCCTGCTTTTGCTGATTTTGATTGCTGCGCTCGGGTCTCCGGCTAGTTCACATAGTGAACCCGCACTTAGATTTATGCCCGTGCCTCCGAAACTGGAATATAGCATTTTCCGCACGGGCGGGCTCGAAGTCGCAAAAGTTTTTGGGCGCACGCAAGGCTGCTACGAGGCGGATGCAGAATTAATCGAAGAAGTGAATTCGGCGGCGACGCGAACGGGACTCGATCCAAAAATAGTGGCCGCAACCGTAGCGGTGGAGTCTGGGTGTAACCAACTGGCGATTTCCAGCCGAGGGGCTGTAGGGTTAATGCAAATCCGGCCTGCCATTTGGTGCGAAAAGTACGATTGTACGAAAACATACAATTTTCTGAATCGACACGATAACGTACAAGTCGGTGTTTTCATCCTGTCCGATCTAGTGAACCAGTATGGAATTCAGGAAGGTGTGCGCAGATACCAAGGAATTGGCCGAGGCTGTGAAACCTGCGATGATTTGTATGCAGAGAAAATTTTGAAGTTAGCGGGGAGGAAGTAATGGAAAAACTCAAGATTGTATCTCGATGGGACAGTAACACGATTTTATATCAAGCAGAAGCCGAATCTTTTCGGGCGTTAATTTTAGCTGCGATTAAGAGCAGTGCGAACCTAAGCAGTGCGGACCTAAGCGGTGCGGACCTACGCAGTGCGGACCTAGGCGGTGCGGACCTAGGCGGTGCGAACCTAGGCGGTGCGGACCTAC